ATGAAAAAAATACTCCTTCCGGCGCTTCTGCTGGCCACTTCGGGCGTAGCGTTGGCGGCGCCGCAGGTGATTACCGTAAGTCGTTTTGAAGTAGGAAAAGACAAGTGGGCGTTTAATCGGGAAGAGGTCATGTTGACCTGTCGGCCTGGCCAGGCGCTCTATGTGATCAACCCCAGTACGCTGGTGCAGTATCCCTTGAATGCCATTGCCGAACAGCAAGTAGCGGAGGGTAAAACGCGCGCTCAGCCTATTGCCGTCATTCAAATCGATAACCCGGCGAAGCCCGGTGAGAAAATGAGTCTGGCGCCGTTTATCGAACGTGCGCAAAAGCTTTGTGATCCATCCAATAGCTGACTGATTTTTAATAAAAAACCGTAAACCTTCACGAAAAGGCTTACGGTTTTTTTATCTCTGATAACAGACAAAACGCCAGGTTTTTTCAATCACCTTCGTCGCAAACTGGAAAACCTGGCGTCGTCATCTATTCTTAAAGGGCAAGGCGATTTAGCCTGCATTAATGCCAACTTTTAGCGCACGGCTCTCTCCCAAGAGCCATTTCCCTGGACCGAATACAGGAATCGTATTCGGTCTCTTTTTATTTTCCTTACAAATCAAACGATTAAAAACGCTTGTCCGAAAATGTCCGAAATTTGTCCGAATTTCTGTATTCCGGTCTTTTTGGTTATATCACAATCAAATTAAATTTAACATTTATTTCACAACGAAAATTGGAGTATTAGAGCATCATATAAGCTTTATCATCACGCTCATCGAGATAGAGTTTCGTGGTGTTCGCTGATGTGTGGCCCAGGAGTTTTTGGGCGAACACCTCGCCGTGCTCGTTTTTGTACAGCCGCCCGGCCAGACTTCGGATCTCGTGAAATGTCGGTGGATTATTGCTGAAGTTAACGCCGGAGGCTTTTCTTGCTTTTACAAATGTCTTTGTCAATCCATCCGGATGAATATTCCCAGTAGGGCTATTTTTCCTGATTCCGGCACTGATCATGAAATCAGTGCGGCTTACCAGTCGGCAGCGATCGATTACCGTTCCCAGACGTAACCCCGTTGCCTGAAGTGTCAGGGAGAGGGGAATGGCTATTTTCATCCCGGTCTTGATTTGCTTAACGTACAGTCGCTCATCAATAATGTGACTGAACTTCATGCATGATAGATCCTCCCGTCGCTGTCCGGTAACAAGGGCTAGATCCATAGCCAGCGGGAACCATGCAGGAAGTTGTTCTGCTGCCTCCCTAATTTTGTTATATACATCCAGTCTCAGACGATCGCGAGCGACTTCGATCTTGGGGGAGCGTGTTGGCTCCACTGGATTATGCGCAATATGTCCTCGAACTATAGCCTCCCTGAACATGTCGGAAAGTACAGAACGCATGGCTCCGGCCATTGTGTTTTTCCCCTCTGCTATCCAAGTTTCCAGAAATTCAGCAATATGGCGAGTAGATACTTCTATTAAAAGCATTCTCCCTATTTTCTCTTTTATTGTTTCTAACTGATTTCCGCGTATCTTATATGTATTAGCTGACAGGTTACGCCGTTTTAATAGTATTTCATACTGTTCTGCCCATTTTGTAACGGTGAGTGAGTCCGTTCCTTTTAGCTTTTCAATCAGCCCTACGGGGGTATAGTTTTTCGCAATAAAGTGATTGGCTTCGATTGCCTGAGCAATTGCATCCCTGCGTGAAATCTGACCTAGCTGAATTTCTTCATCAGTTAATGGATTTCTCCAGGCGAATGTTTTCCTGGATCTTCTATAAGTCAGATTTTTGGGGAGATTAGCATCATACTTTTTTTGACTCATTTATTAACCGCTCCAGCAACGCACTTTTTTTACCAGTTCGCCCGTTAGGATGGTGTTGTTCAAGCACCAGTCCCACTTTATTCGGCTTGATATAAAACGCGTCCGGATTAACCCGATACGTCCTGCCATGTAATACTGGAGTCGGGTAAATATTTCCGTTTCGCGCCCATCGTCTTAATGTTGTGAGAGGTGGTGGATCATCGGGATAATTTAATTCACCCCAGGTTTCAAGTCTCACAAAGCTCATAGTCATGTCTCTTTACTTCATGACCGCCGCCAACTATACGGTGTGGCGGTCGGTCGGGGTTGAACATCAATGATCAGGTTAAAATTTGAATGACTGCTGACCGCCGACCGGTAAAACTTTTACATCTCCGGCGTGCCGTCCTGTAAATCCTGCCCAATGCGCGGCGCGTATCCTGTCAGCCTGTTCTTCAGTCAGGCAGGGTTGCGGCAGGGCGGAGTTTTTCCGGTGCTCTGCAACGCGTATGGATTTGCCGGCTTCGTGTAACTTCTGGCACAGGGGGCAAAGGTCGCGTGTATCCATCATCCGGATTTTTCCATCGAAAAATATGTTGCCATGCCATGTAGCGCAGTTCCGGCACACGGGCGCATCGCAGGTGAACATGGCTCGACATTTTGTCATGTGCCCGTGTTCATCCTCATCGGCATCCCAGCCGATGATCCCGTCACAAAGCAGGGTGGCCGGGGCGCCGCAGAACATACAGACAGGCTTCTTCATGCTGCAATTACCTCCCTCATTCAGGCTGTACGAATCCCGCCGCGTGAGCGGTGTTTAAAAGCATTTTTACGGTTAATTATTCAGCAGGCGATCTTTATTCCTTAATACATTTAAACTCTTCCAGCGTGACTTTCTCTTCGCGTGATTTTCCGGCTTCAGTTCTGCCGGACAGCATTTTTTCACACTCGGCTTTATTCATTTTTTTGTCAGAAAAACGAACCCAGTTTGTCGGGGTATTACCCGGCTTTTTGACGATGGCGATTATTTTGTACATGGCCCGGTCTCCTTTTTCTGTGCTGCCGGATTAATCCACAGGCATTCTGTTCGCTGTACTGAACCCGCCCGGCCATTAGCAGACGTGGTTCTTGTAATACATTTCCAGTCTGATAAAGCATCGTTATAAAGTTTGCTGTCGTAGCCACAGACAATAACCATGCCGCTTAACTGTCTGAGGCAATCCAGCAGGGTGATGTGTTCCGCATCAGTCATTTCGAAGCGGTAGGCGCTGTTTTTTGCTACTTCGACACGCGTATCGTGTATGTAAGGCGGATCAACAAAATGCAGAGTTGAAGGTGTATCGTGGTCTTTCATGCATGTCACAGCGTCGCGGTTCTCGACAAGTACCCCAGTAAAACGGCTGGCCACCGCCGCCAGGTTATCAGGCTGCCGAAGCCCATCGTTGCCCGAACAACCAGACGGCGGGCCCGTTCTACCGGGTCTTCGCTATGTCCATAAGCATGGGTAAATTCCTCGCGTGAATACGGTGTAAGGGCGCACGCAGCGATAAGTGCCTGACTGCTTTCAGGGTTACGAAGCACGCGGAACAGATTTACCACATCGCCATCAAGGTCGTTATAGACTTCCGCTTCTGATGGCTCTTTTTTCAGTAACACTGATGCGCCGCCGCCGAATGGTTCCACGTAGCAGCGGTGTGCCGGAAAACGGCTAATAATCCAGGATGCCAGCCGGAATTTACCGCCGTGATAACGGATCGCCGGATGTTTGATAGCAAAGCTCATTGTCCTGCTTCCTCAAAAATGACTTCACCATCCAGACCACCGACCTGATACAGGATCGAACCATCCTCCCGGTACTGAATCGGAGAAGCGCTCCAGTCCTCACCGTTTGGTTGGTTATCATCACCAAACTGCACAAAACCACCGGCAACCCTGCGAGCTTCGTAAATCTCGCCTTCAGTCCACCAGCCTTCTGTATCTTTGAGGCATTTGATAAAAAATGGATTGCTCATGTCATTTCAGGCGGTCAGCGACCGCCAGCCTCCGTTATGCGGTCACGTTCTCTTCCACGCCAGCGTTTTCGACGACGCTGTACTCACCTGTGATGACAGACGCATCAGCCGGATCGATAGTCAGCGTCTCCTTTTCGTCCATTGATACCGCGCGCTGGATCTCAATGGATACAGGCAGGTATTTGAACAGGCGGCGTATGGCGGTTTTTTTTGCCATTTCCTCCCAGTGAGTAACCCACGGGCCGTTGTTACCGGCTTTGCTCTGTGCCCGTACCAGCTCTATCTGTTTACGGGTCATTACCTCAAACTGTGTGCCGCCATCTTTAAGGCGGGCAACGGCATAGACATGAGTAACTGGTGCATCTTCGTTCTCACCCGGACGGTGTACCAGCTTCTCTTCCAGACCAAACTCGAAGCTGAAATCGTCACCTTCGCGGACGACGCGCGCGGAAAGACTTGCAATCTGTCCGGAACGGCGGGCAAGGTCGATCATTCCCCGGTAGCCAATAATTAACTGAACGTTTTTTTTGCCTGACTTTTCGTTTTTGTTTCCGAACGGCAGCAGATAGGCATGACCGAGCGCGCCGCCGGGTTCCAGCCCAAGCTGGGAACACTGAACGATGGCGCTGACAAAACTCATGGTGTCACAGTCACCCAGCGCCGGAACTTTTCGGATTTCCGTTGTGGCTATCCGGATCATGCGTTCCGCTGTCATGTGGCGGGGCAGGGCCGCCGCCAGTTGTTCTTTCATGGAAGGCTGGTTGATAAAGCTGATCACATCGTTGTTATTTTTCACTGCCGTCGGGGTGCGTGCTCCCTGTGTTTTTTGCAGGTCGGCTTTTGCAATAGGTGGCTGTTTAGGCATTTGCATTCTCCTTCGCCCAGCGGGGCAGTGATAAAGTTTTAATGGCAGGCCATTCATCGTTATTAAGGCATTCGGCCAGGGTTTGCAGATTGCGACGATATTCCCGCTGACCTGCCAGTTTTGCGTCTTCACCCATCATGAAAATCTCAACCGGGTAACGCCCACATTCGGCGGTTGTACTGGCAACAAGGAAGACGAAGGTGGGTATCTCACCGAACTGCGCCCGATAACCGTCGCTGTAGAAAGCGTCCTGTACGTGGTAGCGATAATCGTAATAAGCTGTCCTGAACCGCTGGATATCAGCAGTGGTTTTCACATCCATGATCCAGTGAAATTCAGGGATGATTTTGTCCGGACGGCACCGACACAAAATTCCTGTTTCCGGATCTTCCCAGTAGACTGATGATTCAGCATATCCGGCGCTTTCAACCAGCCACTGCCCCAGCGGTAACGCCATCACACTCTGGTACATAAGTTCGATTTTCCGGCCTTCTTCTGCCGTAAGCACGGTTCTTCCTGTCCGGGCGCACTCTTCCAGAAAGGTTTTCTCTTCTTCTTTTCCTGCGCTGGTACGGCGGTTAAATTCCGGAGCGATGATGAAGCGTTTACTGAACTCCTCTGGTTCCAGTATCCGGCAGTGAAAAGCCGTTCCTGTATCGAGAGTCTTTGTTTTCTCCGTGTCCACGGGGGCATTTTTACGCCACAGATAAATTGCTGGTGTGTCTGCGATATCGTCAAGCTGTGATTTACTGACGCCGGGGCCAGCGTGATACGCCTCGTTAGGGATGTCATAGTAAATACCTGGCTGTATATCATCAGGGACAGTGAAATTTCCGTTTTCTACGGGATCTGCCGCTTCGCCAGCTTCATCACCGCCAGTACCTGATCCACCGTCCGTTGTAATTTCCTGCCCTGTATCGCCAGCCGTTTCCTGCTGGTTGCTCTCTTTCGGCGTTTCTCCATCTCTTTCTGTTCTGGCTTCCGTTTTTTCGGTCTGGTTTGAGGGGGGCGGGAATAGCGCTGATACATCGAAAGTCCCGTCCGCGTTTCTGGTGACAGCCTCCGGCTCTGCTGCTGGTTGTTTTTCCTCCGGCACCACTTCTTCTTTTTCACCCTGATTTGAGGCGCTGTAATTGTTATGAACCCACTTCGGATCGTTCGGGTCGCTGATGCCTTCGACATATTCACCGCGCGCGGCTGCCAGTTGTTTACCAACATCAACCGGGTTTTTGGGTGGAATGTTTTTACGTGCTTCGTGCAGTTCTGCCCGTATTTTCTGGTAGCCTGCTTCTGTCTGGCTTACAGGTGGCTCATTCTCCAGCGGCTGCGGGTCCGGATGATGTTCAGTTGTGTCCTGTTCCACTGCTTCAGGCGTTGCTGGTTCATCTGCCAGTTCGCCTGTCGGTTGCGGTTTTTCTTCATCACACTGAAATCTCCCTGCCTCAATATCCCGCAGACATTTGCCCGCCTGACGAAGCCTTGCTGCATTTTCTTCATGGGTTGTTGGGGTGTTATCAGGCACATATTCGTACCAGTCCGGATCGCGAACACCATGAATGGCAAGAAAGCTTTCGCACCACGTCCGGCGAAGATCAGGATTACCGTTATGTACGGCCTTTGGCGCTTTGCGTACCAGGTCAATAATGGTCTGTCGGTCGTAGCCTTTGATGTCGGGAATAATGCCCACTGTCATCGACATTTGTTTCCAGTCTTCCCGGTCTTCGGCGATGATACGTTTTGCAAAATCCATTGCAGGACGCAGGTTATTCAGATCCAGCTCCTCACAGAAACCACAGGCGAGCTCATAGTTAATCGTTCTGTGTGTCGGTTTTTCGCTACGGCGTGGACGTTCTGGCTTATTTACGTCGTCGACAATTACTTTATGTGGCCCGGTTTTTTTAACGGGTGCAGGTTTATTCTTCAGGCGTTCAGCCCATTCCTTAATCAGCAGGCCGCGGTTAATGTGTTCAGCACTGAACCATTCCTTAAAAAACTTAATAGTGGTGCATAACTCAGGCACTTTTCCATCGACAGGAAATACCTGTTTATACGCATTCACTGCTTTGTGAATATCGTGCTCGATAGCTTTTTTGAACGGCTCTACATTTTCTGCTGCGAGTATCAGGTTCTGGACAGTGGTATTCTGAGTATCCATCTCCAGACACGCGATTTCTTTTTTCTGGTCTGTATCGACGTGATAAAGATATTCTCCATCGCTAATATACTGTGCCAGAACGCGATGGCGGAACGGCAGTGTCGCAACCACGGTCAGTTGAGGGTTTGCTGGCGGGTTATGAGATTCCTGTATCCCGTTTTCTCCGGCAGGAGTGCCAGCACCGTCGGCGCGTTCTGTTTCATCTGATTTAACAGCAGAAGCTGCGCCGGGGATAAGTGTCAGGGTTTTGCCGTCTTCGCCACCGGGTTCGCGGTTTTCACAAAATTTAGTATCAAAGGCCCCCTCGGGCGGAATGTCATTTTCTACCGGAAAATGTACGCGTACAGGTCTGGCAAAATCAGCTTCATCAAATCCGGCAGCATCCATGGCCAGTTCGCCACGGGAGAGGGCGAGTGACTGCTTTTTAGCTGTACACCAGAAAAAACCGGCTTTAAAGCCGAGGCGTTTCCTGGCTCTTTCATTTTTAACCTTGTAATAAAATGAATATTCTTCCTGCTTAATGCTCATTGTTTTTTAACCTCAGTTAAGATTAAAATCGTTTTGCCAGTGAAAATCCTCTCCGGGTGCTCACTGGTCATGTCTCTGGTGGTGGGTCTGGTCGCTCACCTCAGCATCGCCGGGATGTAAAGCCGGGGAAGCGCCTGCATTTAATGCAGGCTTTTTTCCTTTGAGGCCTCAGACATCGCCCGCGCAAAATCACTTGCAACAGACAAGCTCTTCAATGCACCAATAACCTCCCTGGGGACGTCTTTCACTTTGAGCAACATGGCTGCTGCGGCTATAGTGGAGTCCCATGCTCCTGTTTTTTCATCTGCATATGCAGTTATTGATTTATTTATTGAATAGCCATCTTCGTTTCTGTTTAACTCGTATGAATAGCCAATAACTACCGGCATATTGTTTTGCTCGCATATCTTAAATATACGGCTGGTGAGCTCTTTTAGTTCCTGTAATACTGCTGCATCAGGCGTTGTATTTTTCATTTTTATTTCCTTTTTCAGGTTGAGTGAATCCCTGCCATTGCTGGCATAGTTTTATTGTTTCAGTAAATGATTAATTAAAGTTCATGTGCCATCTGGTCATGGCTGGCACAGCGTTTACTGCAATATTTTTGTTTTTTACGTGAAATAAGCGTTCCGTGCATATATATCAGTTCATATTCGTATGCGGTCTCTTCCGGTATTGCTTTCTGACAATATGCGCAGTTAATTAATGTCGGGTCTCCTTTCTGGGTGAGTAGAGTATAAATTTTACGAATCAATCCCGGTTTTCTGTTTATTGCAGTCTGCTGTTTAGCCGGACTGCGCATCCAGTCGGAACGAGGTGTAATGACAGGTATCATCGTTTTATCCTCTTTGCCTGTTTATAAGCGAATTTTGTTGGTGCGGTGCCTGGTGCCTCCAGGTGACGATAACCAGTTAACCATTACCGCCGACTACTATTTCCACCCACAACATGAAGGACCGTTATGTCTTTTTAACTGTGCCGCGTGCGCTTAGCCGCATTCACCACACCACAAAATTCGCTTTAAAAAGGGCGGAAACCAGAAAGGAATGAACTGGTACCGCCAAAGACTACACACAGCAATGTCACGGGTTCCACTCGCAACCGGAAGCGCGCTGTCAGGCTGGATTAACGACAGGATCAATATGAACATATCCCGCAACGCGCTTTCGTGTTGTGTGCTCCGTAACGTGGAGCAGGCGGCCTGTCTTTTTACCACTTCAGGCTCGGTGGTATACTGGAGTTCTCACACAACCAGTAAAAGGAAATCCGTTATGACAACTAAAATAAAAGCATCCACCAATGAGCTTGTTGCGATTAAATATGCTCTCGCCCTTATCCTTTACAAGCTTCATAATTCATGTGAAGCAAACGTTATTCTCGATGAATTACGCGCATCTGGGTTTCAGGAATGTATAGCGCTGGCGGATGAAATAGCTAAATTTGCTCCGGCTCCTCCTCCGCGCTTATAGGGCCAGGACGACCAGGGTCATAGTTAATGGTATATGTTTTCATAGGGTTATAGAGCTTGGTAAAAGCGTCGTTGATATTCTGGGCCAGTGCCATTGCTGGTTCGTTTTCACTGGTGTTGGTGGCACACGGCATTCTATCCGCCAGCAGTTGAGCTGCGATGTTCTGGACTGATATCGGTAATTCTCTGAAGTTCATCTCATACCTCACTGGTTCCTGTGTTGCCAGCTTAATTAAGGTTCTGCGTAGTGCGCTTTCGTGTTGCGCCGGATGCTTTTCTGAATCCGGCTTCCTGTATGACTCTTAATCACAATGGTTTCTTGTTAACCAGCGTCGTGCGCCAGCTCCAGTTTTGAAGGTTTTGCTTCTGGTAAACGTCATGGCGGTAAACGTACCGTCATTATTGGGAAATACGCCATAAACCACAGATTCATTGTTGCCTAAGTCGATTGTTTTCATTTTCCCCTCATCTGCTTAACGCCCGGCGGCGGAACGTTTACCTGTTGCACCCTGTGCTTTGATGTATTTATTGTTCTCTTTTGGTGAACTAATGTCAACATTGTGATTATGTAAAATTAAAAAAAAACCGCCAAAAGGCGGTATTGTATTGATAATCCTTTAAATTTATTTTTCGCGAGTAGATGGATCTACGTATGTTGAGTAAAACTCTTTTAGCTTTTCCAGTCGCATTTGGAAGGCTGCGAGCATATTTGCACGTTCTATCGGGGGAAGCTCCCTGAAAGTATTGACTAAAATTTTTTCATCATCAGATAAGACATCATTCCCATCCTCTTTTCCGGTGAGTATCCAGCTCAAAGATAAGCCGGTTGCTTCAGCTATTTTCAAGGCAGAATCTTTACTTATTGTTCCCCGCTTTTTCCATGCGTTGACTGACGAGCGGCCAACCCCTGCGATTCTTGCCAGATCGGAGCCACTTAAATGATGTTGTTGCGCGATTATATCCAGTCGCTCTGCCAACGGTGTGTCGTACTGTTTTTTTCTCATATCCATGTGGCAATTATAACCTCTCAGTGAACACCCACAATGCTTATCGATGTTGACAAGTGTTCTCTTTAGGTGAACAATTGGCTATCTAAGATAAGCGGGAGGTCAAATGACTGCGTTAGATAGAGCAATAAAAATAGCAGGTGGTATTCGTCCGTTAGGACGTGCGATTGGCGCATATCCATCTCAAATTCACAAATGGGTTCATGAATACAATGGGCGAGTCCCGACAAGTGAGCGTGTATTCCAAATTTACTTGGCTACAGGAATTACTCCTCATGAGCTGCGCCCTGATTGGCATCCAACCCCAACGAGTGGGATTCCAGAGGATGCTATCACCGCAGGCGAAGGAGGGGATGAACAACCATGATCACCCCTGAAACAGCCAGTCAGGCGCTGGCGTCATGGCTGGTATATCTACAGATAACCCAGGAAACTGCCACGCAACTGATCACCCGCGCATTCCTGGAGCAACCGGCGAGGCCGGAAATAGCGGTTCACCGCATTGAACGCGATGACGGAACGGTGGATTACGACGCATGGCGCCGTAACCGAATAAACATTTTTCAGCGCTGGCGGAAACGGGAAACGGCGGAACACTGCGAGAAATTCTCTGCGCTGATCCCCGCTATTCTGGAGGCGATCCGCGAAAGCGCGCCGGAACTGCATAAACGAATAACGGCAGGGCAGAGCATTGAATACCTGCTTTCACAGCTTTTAAAAAAACCGCAGTGGCAAGCGCGGTACTTCTTGGCGCGCCGCTGGCGGATTTTGAGCGAAAGTGTGACGAGGCCATATATGCGTTACAGGCGTTACGTAGCGGTTATCGCCAGCAGTACCAGAGACATGACCAGTGAGTAATTTTTATATATTCGGATCGCCCTGTAAGGGCGTGGTGAGGTTTTATGCGTGATTACGGAAAGGTGAATTCATCCTTCTGGACCAGCGAAAGCATACGCTCGCTTTCCGATGATGGCCGGATGCTCTCGTTATATCTGTTAACCAGTCCCCACGCCAATATGACCGGCTGTTTCCGTCTCCCCGACGGGTACGTTTGTGAGGATTTGCAATGGGATAAAAATAGGGTATCAGAAGGGTTTGAAGAATTATCCCGTAATGGTTTTGCCATACGGGATAAAGCTACCCGATGGGTGTTAATTCCCGGTTATCTGGAATGGAATGGTTTTGAAAACCCGAATGTAGCCATTGCAGCGTTGAAATTATTCCGTGATGTACCGGATAAAATAGCCATTAAGTCACAGTTAGCTGATGGTATGAGGCAGGCTATATCAAGGTTTGAACCGGGTAAATTAAACGGTTTCGAAAGGGTTCTTGAAGGGTTTCAAACGGTCGTTGGGACTCCAGAACCAGAACCAGATCCAGATCCAGATCCAGATCCAATCTCTCCTGGTTCATCGCCGAAAAAAAACGATGAACCAGGCGGGAGTTATCCGGCTGAGTTTGAACTGGTCTGGCAGGAATATCCGAAGCGGGCAGGTGCCAATCCGAAAAAATCTGCATTCAAAGCCTGGAATGCCCGACGACGGGAGGGCGTCCTCCCCGGCGACATGCTCGACGGTGTCCGGCGCTACGTGGCGTATCTCGGTAGTACGCACAAGGCTGGTTCTGAATTCGTGCAACAGGCAGCGACATTTTTCGGGCCGGACAGGCATTTTGAAAATCACTGGGATATTCCTGTGAGGGGAGGTAGCGGTATGCCTGGTATCCCGGTTTCGCCGCCGGATAAAACCATTCCACCGGGTTTCAGGGGGTGACAGACCATGAAAAATATCGCAGATAGCGGGATTCTGGCCAGAATCAGGAAACTGGCGCCACAGTCTACCGAACGCGCAGCACCGTTCCGGACGCCGGAGGAGTGGCGGGAATGGCAACTCGCCGAAGGGCGCAGAAGTTGCGAAGAAATTGATCGTCAGAATCGTCAGGCGAGGGCAGAAAAAATCTTCGGTCGGGCCGGGATTCAGCGGCTGCATCGCGGATGCTCGTTCGCAAATTACCGGATACAGAACGACGGCCAGCGCCATGCACTCAGTCAGGCTAAATCCATTGCTGGTGAACTGGATACTGGCTGCACGAACTTCGTGTTCAGCGGGAATCCCGGTACCGGAAAAAATCATCTGGCCGCCGCCATTGGCAATCGTCTGATGAATGCCGGACGCAGTGTGATTGTTATCACCGTCGCCGATGTGATGAGTGCGCTTCATGCCAGCTACGATGACGGGAAATCTGGCGAGAAATTTCTGCGTGAATTGTGCGGGGTTGATCTGCTGATCCTCGATGAGGTTGGCGTGCAACGTGAGACCAGAAACGAGCAGGTGACGCTGCACCAGATTGTAGACCGTCGGACGGCCTCGATGCGAAGTGTGGGAATGCTGACAAATCTTAACCACGAGGCGCTGACGAATCTGGCAGGCCAGCGGGTTATGGACAGAATGACCATGAATGGTGGGCGGTGGGTGAATTTTGACTGGGGGAGCTGGCGCCCGAACGTCAGCTATCTCAGGGCGGTGAAATAATTTTCCGGAGGGTTTTCATGAGCAGAAATTACACACCGGCGCAGAAAGCTGAAATACAGAAGCGCCTGACGGAACTGGTACGAACCCACGGTCGGATGACGTTTGGAGAACTGCGGAAGATAACGGGGTTAACCATTTTTACAGCCCGCCACTACCTGGAAAAGGCGGAAAGTTGTGGGGATCTGTATCAGGCCGGGAGAAGCGGTATTTTCCCTTCGGAACGGGCTTTCCGGCTTTGGAAGCAGAAACGTGAAGATGCCAGGATTACCCGCTTTCTGAAAACACCGGAAGGTGTGGTGAGTTCCTACGACCGGACCAGAAACGTTATCTGTACGGAGTGTCGGAACAGCGTGACGATGCGACGGGTACTGGCATTTTATCGGGGAAATTACCGGGAGGCGAAATCTGCATGAAAATCGAATACAAGGAAGGAGGATCTGAGTCCCGTCTGGTTATCACCAGCGGTTTCCTTTGGTGGAGAAAACATATCCATCTGGTTGATGAAATTTTGTTGCGTGCGCCGCAACTGCGGGCGGTGAGTGAGGGATTTTTTATCGTGACGACGACCGTCAGTGGATTTACAGCGGATGTGCTACGGGCGGAAATGATTGTTGAAGGTATGGGGTTCAAGGTGATGAACACCGAAATGATACATAACAGTTGCATGGAGGCTGACAAATAGCTGGCGTAACACAGAGTGTTGAGTACAATTGCTGCGGGTGCTTGAGGCTGTTTGCCTGGAGCATTCGTGAAAGGCAGACAGAGAAAAGCCCCAGTTAACATTCGGCGTCTTGCAGGACGCTTAACATTAAACTGAGGCCACATCTATGCTCTACACACGTAGATTAGCCTCTTACGGACCGAAAGGTCAAGGAGAAGCAGGCTATGAAGCAGCAAAAGGCGATGTTAATCGCCCTGATCGTCATCTGTATCACCGTTGTAATGGCGGTGCTGGTAACGAGGAAAGACCTCTGCGAGGTACGCATCCGAACCGGCCAGACGGAGGTCGCTGTCTTCACGGCTTACGAATCTGAGGAGTAAGAGACCCGGCGGGGAGAAATCCCCGCCACCTCTGATGTGTCAGGTATCCTCAACGCACCCACATTCAACCCGCTCCGGCGGGTTTTTTGTTTTAAGAATGAAGTTGTAAACAGCTCAATACGATACCGGTTTTTCTATTAGACAGGTGAATAATTAGTCTTTTTACTATAAGCGCGCGCATGGATAAAAAGGACGGCCCCCGTCAGGGGAAGGACAAGCCCGAACAGGATATTTCACCATGAACGAACAGGAGTTACTTACTGTCATTCGTATTACCGGACGTTATGAAGTTGTAACGAATAAGGATGGTACATTCGTTGTTACTCCGCTGCCGCCCGAATCATTACTGATAACCCGCGAATCTCACCATCAGTGTCAGGATTACTTCAGTAAAAAGAGTCGGTAGCTTATACTGGTAGTGTCAGCCTGAACAACTGACACCTGTTGCACCATTACGGGAGAAGTAGTGGTGCATTTACAACTGGTCAAGCAAACCTCATCAGGGCTTCTGCTCCCGGCGACGCCGGAGAGTGGGGATTTCCTGTATCCAGCGTTTAACCTCTGTGGAGGTTGCGCATGAGCATAAAATTTTATCTCCGCGATGATCGTATTCGTCGCAATCTTATCGACTACATCAACAGCCAGTCTGTTAATGCTGATTTTCCGCTTGTCGTCAGCTTTTCAGACCCGAAGCGCACCCTTCCTCAAAATTCACTGTTTCACGCCATCTGCAGCGATCTGGCTAATACCCGTGTGCAGTGGGCCGGTTCATCCTGGTCCGTACCATCGTGGAAGGCAATTCTGGTGTCCGGTCACTCTGTTGCAACCGGTGGACAGGGAAAGGTGATTGCAGGTCTGGAAGGCGAACTGGTGCCAATTCGTGAAAGTACCGCCGCAATGGGAATAAAGCGTATGAACAGTCTGATTGAGTACAGCCAGGCGTTTGCGGTATCTCAGGGTATTCAGCTACGCGAGGTTCGCTATAGCGGGGATTATTTCGGGCGGCTGGTATGAGAAAAACATGGTTCCTACACCCGAACTGTACCACCGAAGAGGCGGATGAGCTGGTGAAGCAGTACCGACGCAGGGGGGTAAAGACGGAGCGCAGCCTGAATCATGACTGTATTCACTGGACGGTAAGCGCCCTGTTACCGGAGTTCGGGCATGTGCCAGTACGGAGGCGTGCGTGCTCTTATCTGAAATGAAAACTTACCGCAGTAAAAAATGGCTGGCAGCCGTCGGGCAGATTGAGCAGTGCGTGCTGTGTGGTCGGTGGGGAACGCAGGTCGCGCACATGAATGAAGGCAAAGGCATGGGAATGAAAACGGATGACTGCGCCACGGCGGCTATTTGTCAGGAATGCCATCATGAAATCGATAACGGCAGTCACCTGAGCAGGGAAGAGCGCCGGTGTCTGATGAACAGGGCAATCGTACTGACAGTGATTAAACTGGCCCGTTGTGGGCTGATAACTCCGGCAACCTTAAGGGGTAAGAGGCGATAATGCGGGATATACATAAGGTTCTTGAACTATGGGGTGCATGGGTAGCCAATAATCATGAAGATGTGGTCTGGTCACATATCGCCGCAGGCTTTAAAGGGCTTATTCCGTCGAAAGTTAAATTCCGTCCGCAATGCTGTGATGATGATGCGATGATCATTTGTGGATGCATGGCCCGCCTGAACAAAAATAACAGCGACCTGCATGATTTGCTTATGGACTATTATGTGATGGGAATGACTTTCATGATGCTGGCCCGAAAGCATGGATGCTCTGATTGCCGGATAGGTCGACTGCTTCAGAAAGCCGAAGGGATAATTGATGGTATGCTGATGATGCTTGATATCAGGCTGGAAATGGAATAAATCCGAAACTCTGATGCCCGGGGCAGACCGGAAGTGCGGACATCACTTCCTGGCGTCTGACTACTGAAAAAATAGTATGTACAGAATGGCTACAGATCAGGATGATGTATCTCTATCCCTCTTCCGGTGAAGGTGGTTCCTCCTTAGCCTGCGCGGAGCGTAGTGCTTCACCTGACTCAAAATGCCGGTAGTCTGGTCCGTAATCAAACCACAGTTCTTCCCCGGCGCTGATGTCGCGTGTGGTGACGTAAAAGTGAATATTCTTACCGACAAGCACCGTGCTGACGTTCTGTCTTGCTTCTGTTTCCGCTGTCCGGTGGGTAAATACCGGACTGTTAATCAGGCTGAGGATATTTCCTTCCGGCCAGGCGGACACCAGGCGCTCCTGGCTTCGCGTGGCGAAATAATAATTGCTGGCTTCCCTGCCATACTCTTTTTCATATTCACACCGTACTGTTTCACTGTCCAGCAGGCGGCCGGAGTAGGGGCCCAGTACGGTAAACGCCGCCAGATCGGTTCGTGCGTAGACTGTACGCTCCCTGTAACCGTCGCTGTCATCAAGGGGGATGGCGACGGACATTATTTCATTCATTCGCGCATCATGACTTCCTTCATTTTGCAGAAACCAGCGAATCTCCTGATTAATTCTGGCTTTTGTCTGTCGGGGTAATGGGTTAAAAAGAGGCCCCCACCGTGTGACCTGCAGGGTTTCAATCCTGCCTTCCGCCCGGGCCATAACCGATATTGTCGGGTCACGCCAGTGCTGCAGAATGGGCAGATTATTGTTTATCTGGTGTGTTCGCCAGGTAACGTCATCTTCCTCTTCCTTAATCTGTTTTGCCGGCAGGGCTGGGATATCCTCTTTGGTCGAGGGAAGCGACCGTTTTTCCCCGCTGCGCTCCGGGGGCATACTCACGCTGACGGTTATCTCATCGCCTGTGGTTGTGGCTACGGATGTTGATGCCTGTGGACTGTCACTCGTGACGGTTGCGGACGGTGGCGGACGCGATGTGCCACTGGATGGTATCTCGCGGTCTATCGGTGCCAGATACTTTCTGGCGCTTATGTAGGATATCCCCTGCGTCTGCGCCCATGTAACCCACCCGCCTGCCGCACGGTGCTCCTCTGGCGACATGTTAAGCCATGCCAGAAGTTGTGCCTCTGTGATGGGGGAGCCCCTCTCCCCGGGAGGTTGTAGTCGTACCCCCCCTCGGGGCGTCAGATCTGTATTTGTCAGACAGGCACTAGCACTACCAATGTCTATCCCCAGTGCCTGCGCCCACTTCATCCAGCCGCCGGCCTTGCGTTTCGCCTCCTGTGGCAGGTCCCGCCATGTTCGAATTTGTGCATTTGTAATAGGGGAACCTCTTTCCTCTGGCGGTTTCAGGCGATCTGTACCTAAGGGGGTAAGAGCGCTGTTGGTCAGAAAGGTTCCGGCGCTTTTGATGTTTATCCCCTGTGCTTGCGCCCATTTCATCCAGCCGCCGGCCTCGAGTTTTGCATCCTGTGGCAGGTCCCGCCATGCCTGAATCTGTGCATTTGTAATGGAGGAACCCTTCTCTCTTGGCGGCTGCAGCCGCTCCACTCCGCGGGAGGTCAGCCCGGTGTTTGTCAGAAAGTTTCCGGCACTTGCGATGGATATTCCCTGCGCTTGTACCCACTTTATCCAGCTGCCTGCCTCGAGTTTTGCATCCTGTGGCAGGTCCCGCCATGCCTGAATCTGTCTGTTCGTGATGGAGAAACCTTTCTCTCCTGGCGGCTGCAGCCGCTCCACTCCGCGGGAGGTCAGCCCTGTATTTGTCAGATATTGTTTAGCTCCACTGATGGATATTCTCTGGGACTGCGCCCATGTTTTCCAGCCACCGGCCTCTCGTTTCTCCTCCGGCGACAGATCCCGCCATGCCTGAATCTGAGTATTTGTAATGCGGCTTCCTTTTCGGCTTGCTCCGGCGCTCTCTTCTGCGGTGGTCGCTGCCGGGTTATCAGCGCTAAGCGGCAATACTGTGTAGTCAGCCGTCTCTTCCTGAGATTGTGTCATATGCCATTCCTGGTCGCTCAGGTGAAGTGTGACGGGGGGGAAGTCGCTGTTTTTACCGGAGGCAATCATGCAGATGGTTTCACCGGTACCGAGTATCCGCTCTGTGGTGAAATTATCCTGACGTCCCGGAGAGGCCAGTGCTTTCAGTTTTAAAAAGTTCTTTAACCTGTCGGAGGGAGACGTGGCTTCATCCGGCTGATAAAAAACGCGAAAGCACTGTGCGGCCTCATCCTGAACGGGCAGGGAGAACCAGTCTCTGATACTGTTCCACCTCCCGCTGAGGTCAGGGGACGGCATGCTACTATCTGTCGGTGGGCGAAAATGGATAACAGCTCCGGTCCCCCGCATAGTACCTCCTGCTGATGCATATCTGGTTTTAAGGTTAACAAGGGGGACGCTATCATTATTCATTATTATTTTCTGTTAAATTATAACCATCAGGACTAACGTACCCCGGCTCATCCGGGTACCAAAAAAAGAAGGCACCAGGTCACCGTTTGAGGTTTTTCAGTTGCTATATCATTTAAAAATATTTTTATCCGTAATAAATAGTCAAACATTTACAATCGTAAAAAATTAAATATGCTGTTAAGAGTGATTATTACGTCATAGTGCTTAAACCGGAAGCTAAGCGGGATTGTTACTTCTTTTTCCGGGAAACTTTTACAGGATAGTTATACTGTTCTTTCAAAGTGAGGGAGGACGGTATGAAAGAAGGCTACTACTGGATTCAGCATGTAGGTGTTGTACAGGTGGCGTATTACACGAATGACACTGTAGATGACCTCGAGTCATGGCAGGTTATCGTAGGTGTCTGGCATCTGACCAGAGGAGATGACATTTGCCATAACGGTGAAGCTGAAGTGCTGTCGGGGCCGTTACAGCCACCAGCTTAGATACAGAACGCGCTGGCGGCGCTTGGAAGACGTCTTGAAATATTAGCTGCGTAAATTATACCCCTGATTTTCTGTATACCACTGCCACGTAGCGGGGATTGGCTCCCGCACCCATCACAAGGCTGCGCTATTGCGCGGCCTTTTCTTTTTCCACTTACCCGACATCCGGGTAGTCCATTTCCCGGACAGGGGAAGTTATGACAATGGATAAACATACGACATGGCTGGCCTACATCTGGGCATTAATCAGCGGCATATGCGCCCAGTGGACGTTAAACGACTATGGCGCGCTGATAGGTATTGTTCTGGGTATTGGTACGTTTCTGGTTAATAAGCATTACAAAAAGAAATCAGAGCAGGCTCAGGCAAGGCAGGCTGCCGCGATGGAAGAGCGTAACAGGCTAATCGCCAGGATTCTGGAAAAAAACGACCATGACAGCACGTTAAAAATGCTGGCGGTATCTGAAATGCCGGAGGGCAGTAATGGCGCTCAGGACAAAAGTTAAATACGGTCTTTCCGCCGCCATGCTGGCGCTGATTGCCGCCGGTGCCAGCGCACCGCAACTACTCGACCAGTTTTTGCAGGAGCGGGAAGGAAATACGCTGGTGGCCGTTCGTGATAACGGCGGCGTCTGGTCAGTATGCCGTGGCGTGACTCGTATCGATGGTAAACCCGTTGTGAAAGGCCAGCGACTGACGCAAAGCCAGTGCGACCATTACAACGCCATCGAGCGGGATAAAGCGCTGGCATGGGTAAATAAACATGTTCACATACCGCTGACCGAACCGCAGAAAGCCGGTATTGCGTCGTTCTGTCCGTATAACATCGGTCCCGGTAAATGTTTTCCGTCCACGTTTTACCGGAAGCTCAACGCAGGAGATCGTAAGGGAGCGTGTGCAGAAATCCGCCGTTGGGTATATGACGGCGGCAAAGATTGCCACAACAGGGAAAATCAGTGTTACGGCCAGGTGATACGCCGCGACCAGGAATCAGCGCTGACGTGTTGGGGGATAGACCAGTGAAATACTTACCCACAACGGTATGTTTTGTCGCGGCGGCTTATCTTGCCGCTCATGGTATTGACGGCTGGGGATGGTTTCTCTTTATCGGCGTTATTCTGGTATGAACCGTATAACCTTTACTGTCATCATCCTTCTGCTGATAGTTGCCATAGCGCTGGCGTGGACGACTGACCACTACCACGGTAACGCGGTGCGCTATAAAGACCAGCGCGATACCGCCACTCACAATCTGAAGCTGGCGAACGAGACAATTACCGACATGACGAAGCGCCAGCGTGACGTTGCCGCCCTCGATGAAAAATACACGAAGGAATTAGCTGATGCACAGACCAGGAATACTGATTTGCAGCGCCGCCTTGCTGCTGGTGGCCGGGTGCGCGTCGAAGGACGATGTTCAGTGCCCACCGAGACCGAAACCGCCAGCACCAGCCGCGTGGGCAATGCTGCCACCGTCGAACTCTCTCCAGGTGCTGGACAAAACGTTCTCAATATCCGCGCCGGGATCATCAGCGACCAGGAAAAACTGAAGTATTTGCAGGAGTACGTTCGCACGCAGTGCAGATAAAAAAATCCCCGCAGGAGGGAAAAGGAGCTTACCTGCGGGGGAGTTTCAGAAATGCATAAACATGACAATGTCTCTGGGTCTGCGTACTACCACATCGCGTTTTTATCGTACTGATATAATCCAGTTTTCGTACACCTCAAAAACGTAACCAGACGCTAAAAACTGGTACACCTCATGAAAATAACTCAATGGCTGAAAAGCCTCGTCCATACGGAGCAAAGAGAAATGCCGGATATGAAAGATATCGTCACCGACGACATGGTGAAAAACGCCCTCAAATCAGACGCCGTTACCATCGCAGTTAAAACGCAGATTAAATCCACTCTGGATCAGCAGATTGACGCCGCTGTCGATACCGCATTGACCGATATTCTCGGTAGTGATGCTGATAATACGGTTATGCAGTAGGTGAGATCAGGCATTACAGCAGCCCTTCAGTGAGGGGCTGCGATAATGGTTAATCACAGGGAACATAATCATGGCAAAACCGGACTGGGAGGCCATCGAGACGGCATACCGGGCCGGAGTGATGTCCCTCCGTGAAATTGCGTCACATCATGGTATTAGTGAAGGTGCTATCCGCAAGCGCGCAAAGCGTGATGACTGGTCCCGTGATCTTAACGCCAGGATTCAGCAAAAGGCTGACGATCTGGTACGCAAACAGGAAGTACGCAAAACGGTACGCACCAAAACGGAACTTACAGAACGCGTACTGATAGAAGCCACAGCGGAGGTAATAGCCTCGGTTCGCATGGAGCACCGGGGCGATATTCGCCGGGCCCGGGAACTCACAAACACGCTTTTTGATGAACTTGGTGCGCAGTGTGCTGATGTGGTGGCGCTGGAGCAACTGGGTGACATCATGTTCGATCCTGACGATAAAGGCCGTGACCGGCTCAATGAAACTTATCAAAAAGTCATCAGTTTGCCTTCCCGTGTGAAATCTCTGAAAGACCTGAGCGACAGCCTGAAAACGTTGATCGGCCTGGAGAGAGAAGCATGGAGTATAGGTGCTGTCAGTGAACCAGAAAAAACGCCTTTACCAGGAAAAAATACTGATCTGACAACTGATCAGGCAGCGGAATTGTACAAAAAAATGATGAGTTGATTATGCCTTTACCATTCCCCTTTGACTTTAAAAAACCTGATTATGTTCAGGTTTTCGAATGGCGAATGGAGCGTCTGCAACGTATCAGGAAGGCTCCCGAAACTCTCCCTGCTCTCAGGCAGTTTTACCGTACAAACCCGGCGCAGTTCATCATCGACTGGGGCATGACTACTGACCCGCGCAATCTCGATTATGGTCTTCCGGTCACCATCCCTTTTTTGCTGTTTCCACGGCAGGAGGAATGGATCGACTGGATTATGGAACGCTCGCGTAACCATGAGAATGGTCTGACTGAAAAAAGCCGCGAAATGGGGTTGAGCTGGACATCTGTCGGTCTGGCCAGTGCGTTATGTCTGTTTAACCGTGAAATGGTTATAGGGTTTGGTTCCCGTAAAGAGGAGTATGTCGACAGCACGGTTGATCCAAAAGCGCTGTTCTGGAAAGTACGCAAATTTATAGCAACTCTTCCTGCTGAGTTTCGGGGGGGCTGGGACGAGAGAAAGCATTCACGTTTTATGAGTGTGGAGTTTCCTGACACAGGCGCGGTAATTAAAGGAGAGGCTGGCGACAATATCGGTCGTGGCGACCGTACGACCCTTTATTTTGTGGATGAGGCTGCTTTTCTCCAGCGACCATTACTTATTGATGCCGCACTTTCCCAGACAACTCGTTGCCGTATCGATCTCTCATCGGTTAACGGCATGAACAACCCCTTCGCGCAGAAGCGGCACAGCGGAAAAATCCCTGTGTTTACGTTTCACTGGCGTAGCGACCCGCGTAAAGACGATGAGTGGTACCACAAGGAGTGCGAGAAAATTGATAACCCGATCATCGTTGCTCAGGAGCTGGATCTTAATTACCAGGCATCGGCAGAGGGTATCCTGATCCCATCAGAATGGGTACAGGCTGCGGTTGACGCACATATCAAACTGGGGATTCAGCCCAGCGGTCAACGGCTCGGTGCAATGGATGTCGCCGACGAGGGACGGGATAAAAACGCCTGTTCCCTTCGTTACGGCTTCCTGTTGCGTGATGTCCAGGAATGGTCGGGTAAGGGTAGTGACATCTATGACTCCGTGGTTAAGGTCTTCGGCCTGTGCGATGACTTTGGCGCCGATGAGTTCCGCTTTGACGAGGACGGGTTAGGCGCTGGCGTTCGTGGTGATGCACGCGCTATCAACGAACTGCGGGAAGCTGAGGGTACAGATCAAATTACTGCCACACCATTCCGGGGGAGTGGAAGCGTTTTTTATCCTGAAAATGAAGCTGTTCCCGGTGATAACGGCAAACCGGCACGTCTGAATAAGGACTTTTTCGCCAATGCCAAAGCTCAGGGCTGGTGGCATCTTCGCAAATTATTCCGCAATACATTTCGTGCGCTAAAGGGTATGGAGTATGACCCGGATGAGATTATTTCCATCTGTGGCACGATGGAAAATAAAGACAGGCTTTTGATGGAACTGTCACAACCCGCCTGGTCGAAAAATGCCGTCGGAAAAATTCTTGTTGATAAGCAACCTGACGGGACGAAATCACCTAACCTGGCAGACTCAGTGATGATTGCTTATGCCCCGATGGAAATGCCCGTCGTAATTTCTGATGATTTTATGGAGTGGATTTGATGTGGCTTTTTAAACGTAAAAAAACGGTGACACCGCCAGAAAGTCCGCCTGAACCACATCCGATGACGATCAGCGATGAGGTGGTTGCTGAGGCCGGACAAAAACCGCAGCGTGAATTTGTTCGCTATGAGCCACCGCCGGGAGTCATTCCCGAAGACATACGCAATGCTGTACTGGCAATGGACTCGACTCCCTACGATACACTGAACAGCCAGTATCCTGATTTTGTGTACGGAGGATTTCCGGGCTATCCGTATCTGGCACTTCAGGCGCAGTTACCAGAGTACCGGCGCATGGTCAGTGTGATTGCCGAGGAGATGACCCGCAAATGGATAAAGGTTAAGGCGGTCGGGGAAGGGGACGACAGCCGCGCGCCGCGCATAGCGCAGCTTACTGATGCACTGGAGCGCTATAACGTACGGGATGCCTTCAGGCTGGCGGTGGAGCATGACGGCTTTTTCGGGCGAGGGCAAATTTATATCGATGTGCGTTCGCCATCGGGTATGTCGGCCTGGACTGACCCGGCGGAGCTGGAGTCCAGGCTGTTTATTTCAGACAAAAAAATCCCGAAAGGTTCTCTGCTGGGGCTTCGTGTTATTGAACCCGTCTGGACGTATCCGGGTATGTATAACGCGGATAATCCGCTGAGTGATGATTTTTACCGTCCGTCCGAATGGTACGTAATGGGAAAAACGGTTCACGCCAGCCGCATGATTGATCTGATTTCCCGCCCGGTTCCGGACATGCTGAAGCCGGCCTATAACTTTGGCGGCCTGTCACTGGTTCAGATTGCCGAACCCTACGTCAACAACTGGCTGCGTACACGCGACAGCGTGGGCGATATGCTGCATTCGTTTTCGCTGAGCGGGATCATGACGGACATGAGCCAGGTGTTAACGGGTAAAAGGGACTCGAATTACGCAAAACGCGCGGAGCTGTTTAACCGTACCCGTGATAACCGCGGGTTGTTGATGCTGGACAAGCAGAAAGAAGAGTTTTTCCAGTTCAACACCCCTCTGAGCGGCCTCGACACCCTTCAGGCGCAGGCACAGGAACACATGTTCTTTGTCAGTGCCATACCATCAGTAAAGTTCGCCGGGCTGAGTCCTACGGGACTGAACGCGTCGAGTGAGGGTGAAATCCGTGTGTTTTACGACACCATCGCTGCACTTGCCACTCGCCTTCTGAAGAAACCGCTGAAAAAGGTACTGGATATTATTCAGTTGTCTGAGTTCGGCGATATCGATCCTGATATCACTTTTGAATTTGAACCCCTGCATGAACTGACGCGCGAGCAACTGGCAAATATCCGTAAAACTGAAGCGGAAACAGATCAGATTTACGAGAGCGCCGGAGCGGTGACCAATAACGAGGTACGCGAACGGCTGGCTACTGCACCGGACAGCCCGTACAGCGGTATTGACCTGAGCGGAGAAATCGAAATTGACGACACCGAAGAAAATCCGCCGCAAGACCCGAACGCAGACCCTGAGACGGATTTCACCCAACGCGGGGATTGAGGCCTGGTACCGCAGACAACTGGATAATGCCGTCAGTGAGATGCACAACAGCGTGCTTTACTGGCTGCGGGCTGAGTACCGTAAAACAGACCTCGCGCAGGATGCGTCCCCCGTTAACCTGATGCGTGGAGCCATGCAACAACTTGCCAGGCGCTGGCAGAAAAAGTTTGACGAAATGGCCCTGCGGCTGGCGAGGCGGTTTGCCGGTGATGTTCTGAAAAACAGCGATGCGTCACTGTCCACTGCGCTCCGTGATGCCGGGTTTACGGTTCCTTTCCGTATGACAGCGGAGATGAACACCGCACTTCAGGCCAGCATCACGGAGAATGTGAACCTCATTCGCTCCATCCCGCAGCAACATCTCACCCAGGTGGAAACACTGGTCATGCAGTCTGTTGGCCGGGGGCGTGACCTGAAAACTCTGACCGATGAACTGGAAAAACGCTACGGCATCACACGACGGCGCGCGGCGCTGATTGCCCGCGACCAGAACAATAAAGCGACCTCGGTAATGCAGTCGGCCAGACAACGCTCGGTGGGCATCACTGAAGGTATCTGGCGGCATTCCCGCGCGGGTAAAACATGGCGCCCGTCGCATGTGAAGGCGAACGGTAAACGGTTTGATCTGCGAAAGGGGATGTTTCTGGATGGTAAGTGGGTACTGCCGGGCGAAGAAATCAACTGCAAGTGCGGCTGGGAGGCCGTTATTCCCGGACTGGAGAAAAGATGATTATTACCGAAATGCTGGCGTTTGACCGGGCATCGGTAAGGCAGTTCGATAAAGTAGGTCGCCTCCAGATTGAGCGCAGTAATCTCAGCAAGGCGAACGTCTGCGGTTATTTCGGGCATGAAATACCGGGGGCGGAAGCGCTGGGACTCGACCCTCAAAAACTTTATCAGCTTTACCGTGACCCCGATGAACTGCGCAAGGCAGTTTCAACCTTCAACAATATTCCCGTCCTGTGCCGACACAAACCCGATTATCCGGGCGCGCCCGCGCGCGAGTACCGGGTGGGGACGACTCATGCCAACAGCGAGTTTGACGGTACCTATCTGGTTAACGGCATGTCCATCTGGGACAACTCCGCCATCGCGGGGATAGAAACGGATGAACAACGGGAAATCTCATCGTCATATGCCTATGTGGCAGATATGACGCCGGGAACCACCCCCGACGGTGAACCGTATGACGGCGTTATGCGGAATATCGTGGGAAATCATGTGGCGCTGGTCGGCGATGGCCGGGCGGGGCCGGACTGTCTTGTTATGGACTCTCTCCCTCAGGAGCTAAAACGCATGAAACTGAGTAAAAAAGAAGTGGCGGTGCTTACCGCGCTGGGAACCTATCTTGCGCCGCGTCTGGCACAGGATGCGGCTCCTAAGGATTTGTTACGCCTGATGGCGCAGCATAAGCGCCCGGCAGCTATCGCCAGCGCGGTAAAAACTGCCTACAGCGAACGGCTGGCACAGGATATGGATATTGAACCGGCGGAGCTGGCGCAACTGATGGAATCAGCAGAAGCCGTGCCGGAGCTGGCCGGGGACGATGATACCGGGTTAACTGACGAGCCGAAGGCATTTGATACCGACAGCCCGATGGAAAGTGTACTGGCGTTGCTGTCCGGCAAAGTTCCTGATGATGTGCTGGAAAAAATTAAATCCGCACTGGCTCCGGCAACTGACGAAGACCCCGAAATAAAAGAGGCTGATGTGAAACCCGACGATGTGAAAGTCGATAAACCCGCAATGGATGCGGCAATCAGGCTGGCAACTGACCAGGCAACGAAACGGGCTGCTGAAAATTTCCGCGCCGTTCGTGTGGCTGAAACCGAGGTGCGGCCGCTGATTGGCGATGTGGTGGCGATGGACTGCGCCGAAGAGGTTTACCGTACCGCGCTGGAACAGACGGGGATCGATATCCAGGGCATTCACCCCAGCGCGTACCGCAGCATGGTGAAGTTTGCCGTTGAGCAGAAACAGACGGCTAAAGGTCCGCGTGTTGCGATGGACCAGGCCAGCGCATCGACGTTTGCGGCAGATTTCCCCGGTGCAAAACTGAAACGAGGTTACTGATATGAATACTTTTCAGACACACATGAACCAGTACCCGGCACCGGGGATTCCGGGGGCATTTGCCAGTGATAACCCTCACGCCTCGTATGTGGCGGGAGAAGGCGCGCTGATTACCGGCCCTGACGGACTGGTTATTGCCCGGTTTGCCTGGGTAACCAAAGGCGTTGCCGCCAATGAGGGAACCGGTGCGCCGGCGGGTTTTGTTCCGCGCGACGGGCAGGCTTCTGTTGTGGAATGGCTGGCTGGCGACTCGAACACTATTTACCCGGGACGTGAATGTACCCTGATGGTATCGGGGGACTTCTGGGCGCTGACCACCACCGCTGCGACGGTCGGGCAGAAAGTTTTTGCCTCCCTGACCACCGGGGAGATAGCCACAGGGGCGGCAGGCGCCACGATGGCGGGTTTTGTCGAAACCGGGTTTTCCGTTGCCAGCGCTGCGGCGGCGAGAGAAGTTATTAAGATCAGCACCTGGAGCAAATGATGAATAAATTTAAACAGCATTATGCGACGGTAAGCCGCGACTACGGGATTATCCTTCCCGGTGCGCAGGCTTATTTGCCCCCGGAATACGCCGCCGATTACGGACTGGCGATGGACGCGCAGCCTGCGCTGGTTACCGCAGCTAACAGTGGTATCCCTGCATATTTCACCAATTACGTTGAGCCAGAACTGATCCGCGTGCTGGTGACGCCGATGAAAGCCTCTCAGATTCTGGGCGAAACCAAAAAAGGTGACTGGACGACACTGTCGGCGCAGTTCCCGATTGCAGAATCTGCCGGGGAGGTGAGTTCCTACGGGGATTACAGCAACAACGGTGTTGTGACGTCTAACGTCAACTGGGTACCGCGCCAGAGCTATCACTTCCAGACGTTTACTCGCTGGGGCGAGCGAGAGCTGGATATGTACGGCGCAGCCCGTATTGGCTGGGCGGCAGAGCTGAACGTGGCATCGGCACTGACGCTGAATAAGTTCCAGAATAAGTCCTACTTCTATGGTATTGCCGGACTGGCGAACTACGGTTTGCTGAATGACCCGTCGTTATCCGCACCGATAACCCCGGATACCGTGGACGGTAAGCTGAAATGGGACGACAAGGACGGACAGGGCGTGTATGACGATGTCGTGAAGCTCTTTAAACAACTGGTGAAACAGACTAACGGCCATATTGAGCGTACCGACAAAATGAAACTGTGCATGTCGCCGTTGGCGGAGGTGAACCTCACCAAGACTAACCAGTACAAGGTTAACGTGTCCGATCTGCTGGCGAAAAACTTCCCGGCGATGACCATTGAAACGGCGGTGGAATACACCTCTGACGCTGGCGAGCTGGTACAGCTTATCGCGGAGCGTCTGGGGGAACAGGATACAGGCTATTGCTCTTTCACTGAAAAAATGCGCGCCCATGCGGTAGTGACTGAATCATCTGCCTGGAAACAAAAAAAATCTGCCGGTACCTGGGGGGCGATTATTCGCCAGCCGCTGGCGTATGCACAAATGCTGGGGGTGTGAGTCATGGCTGAAATGGTAACAGTGGGCTGCAAATTGCCGAATGGTCTGGTGCTGGAAGTGGGACCGAAGCGGGTACAGGTAGCAGGCTGGCGGAATAACGCCGTTAAAATCGTTGGGGGTTATGGCCTGACGCAGGTTGAAAAGGCGTTCTGGGAAGCCTGGCTGGCGGAGCACGGCCAGCAACCATATGTGAAAAACGGCGTTATTTTTGCGCAGGATAAGGCGAACAGCGCTGCCGCGCAGGCTACGGAGCAGGAAACCGTGAAATCCGGCCTTGAACCGCTGCCGCAGAAAAATCCGGCTCCGGGCATTAACCGCGATGATGAAGTGATGGACAAACCTCAGGAGTAAAACGGTATGGGTACGGTAACGTTTGACTGGCAGGCATTTTCGGCCCTTTACCCGGAGTTTTCCGCTGTTGGTCAGGTTTCCGCAGCCGCCATGTTTGGTAAAGCGACCACGTTATACCTGGATAATACGGACGACAGTCCGGTTACCGACCTGAACGAGCGGGAACAGCTTTTGTTCCTGCTGGTTGCGCATCTGTGCTCGTTGCGGGGACTGGGGAGCGGGAAAGATGGACAGGCCGGACTGGTGGGACGTATCACCAGTGCGTCGCAGGGTTCAGTTTCCGTCTCCGTGGACAATAGCGGCAGTAACGATGCGTCGTGGTGGTATCTCCAGACACCTTACGGCGCTGATTACTGGCAGGCGACGGCGCCGTACCGTTCAATGGAGTATGTACCGGGCGGTTCACCTTCGCGTTATCCGGGGCATTATTACCGGGGATACGGGAGGGGGCGTCGATGGTAAACAAAGTTACGGGCGGCAGACAGTTCCGGCAGAAGCTGAAACAGGCCGCAGATAACCTTAAATCGGGCAAAAGCCTCAAAGTGGGTTTTCTTGAAGGGGCAACCTACCCCGACGGTACGCCGGTGGCGTATATCGCCGCCATTAACGAGTTTGGCGGTAGTGCGATTATACCCGCTCGCGAGCAGACGCTTCACTTTCGCTATAACGAAAAAACGGGAGAAATCGGGCACCGCTTTGTCAAAGCCGGTAAGGGTAATTTTGCTCAGGATGTGGTTATTCCTGAGCACACGGTCACCATTCCACCCCGTCCTTTCTTCCGTAAGATGATCGAGCATAAAAGCCCCGAATGGGGCGAAAAAATGGCGACGCTTTTACGGGCGAATGATTTTGATACCGCGACCGCGCTGGTGTACATGGGGGAGCATATCAAAGGGCAGTTGCAGATGTTTATTCGAGACTGGAAAAGGCCGCCCAACGCCGCATCCACTGTCCGGCAAAAGGGCTTTAACAACCCGCTTATTGAAACCGGTCATATGATGAACAGTGTCGATTATTCTGTTGACGGGGGCAAAAAATGAACCTCCACGGTATTGTTTCCGGCGCGGTACGCCGGGTAAATCCTTATACGGACGCGCTGGTTTATCGCTCGCGCGGGAGTACACAGCAGGCGGACTATTCCCGCGTGCCTGAGTATGATGATCCGGTTCCCGTCAGGGTACAAAAACAGGCCGTCACCCAGGCGGATTTACGTCATCTCGACAATCTGAACCAGCAGGGTGTTTTCGCCACACTGTATACCGACGGTAACTGGTGCGGGCTTAACCGTACCCGGCAACAGGGTGGCGATAAATTTGTCATTGGAGATGAAACGTGGCTGGTGGTTGAGGTACCGGAAATCTGGCCGGACTGGACGAGGGTTATTGTATGTCTTCAGGTGTGACCCTCTCCGTTACGGAAAGCGATCTTTATCAGGCCCTCGGTGATTATCTCCGGGGGCTTTTTTCTGATGCCGGGATTGAACGAACACAACAGAACCGGGTTCCGATGCCTCAGGGGGACTTCATCACCATGACAGGTATTGATGTTGCCGGATTATCCACTGCGGTAGTGACATATTCTGCACCGGAACAGGCCGGTGAAGGCTCTCAGCATATCACCCGTACCACAAAATGGCGTTGCCAGCTTGATTTCTACGGGCCTCATGCGGCAGATAACGCGCAGGCGCTGGCAACGCTTTTCCGGTCTGAATTTTCCGTGCAGCTTTTCCGGCAGACTGGCGGGCTGATTTCCCCGCTGTATTGCTCAGATCCCCTTAACACCACGTTCATCAACGGCCAGCAGCAGTATGAACCGCGCCGGACGCTTGATATTCAGATGCAGATTAACCCTGTGGTCACAACACCCCTGATGTTTTTTGACAACGTGATCACCCGGACAACGGAGGCTGATAATGCCAATCCCACTCAGTAAAGATGTACAGATAAATCCCGGTGTGCTGGCTGTGGCGGGTAATGCCGTCGATCTTAATGGCCTGTTGCTGACCGGAAATCCACTACTCCCGGTCGGCGGTGTGGTTCCGTTTTCCTCCCCGGATGATGTGGCCGCGTATTTTGGTGCATTATCCGATGAGTACGCACGCGCTCAGCTTTATTTTCAGGGCTTCAAAAATGCCACTAAGACGCCGGGACAATTGTTGTTTTCCCGTTTCAATCTTGCCGCATCGGCGGCCTGGTTACGTAGTGGTTCGTTTAAGGGCGTGACTATTGAACAGCTACAAAAACTTTCCGGTACGCTGACGCTGAGTATTAACGGGAAAAGCGCCAGCGCTGAGGTGAATTTTAACGGTGTCACCAGCTTCGCTGCTGCTGCAACGGCACTACAGACAGCGCTGACCGCGGCGGTGGCAACAGTGGTATTCGATACCACACAGAATGCTTTCGTCATTACTGCCGCCGGGGCGAAACCGGAGAGCACCACGATAACGTTCGGCAGTGGATCGGCAGCGGAACCCCTGAAGATGACCAGTAATACGGGCGCGGTGATATCCCGGGGCGCGCCTGTATCCGATGTACCTGACACGATGGCAGCCATTAAGGATGCGTCCCAGCAATGGGCAGGTTTTTCCACGGTATCTGAGGTCACTGACGAGCAACACCTGGCGTTTTCTGCCTGGGCAAACGGGCAGGGCAAGCGTTACTTTTATGTGGCCTGGACAACCAGTGGTAAGGCCAAAGTAAAAGGGGATACCAGTCATATCGCTTACCAGATAATTACCGTCAATAACTACAGTGCTGTTGTACCGGTTTTCGCGTCTGATGGTAACCGGGCGGCTGCGGTACTGGGGTATACGGCGTGCCTTGATTTTGTCCGACCGGAGGGGCGCGTGCCGTTCAAGTTCCGCGAGTATGAAGGTCTGGCCGCTGATGTTACCAGTGGCAGCGATTACGATGCACTGATAGCCGCAGGTTACAACTTCTATGGGAAATATGCGGAAAACAGTGTGGTGGAAGATTACTGGGCGGATGGCACCATTACCGGCGATTTTAAATGGCTGGACAGCTTCTGCGGGCAAATCTGGCTGAATGCCAATTTGCAGGGAGCAGTGATCTCGTTATTCAAGTCAAACCAGACTATTCCCTACAACAATGAAGGGCGGGCGCTGGTTGCGGCATCAATGAGCGACGTTATCCAGCAGTACAAACGCTGGGGCGGTATCCGTGAGGGGGGGACACTGACGGAGGCGCAGAAGAGGCAGATCAACAATGTTGTGGGGGAGGATGTTTCTTCAACGTTGTTTGCCACCGGCTACTACCTGTATATCGGCGATATGCTGCCTTCTCTGCGGGCAACACGTAGCAGCCCGTCCTGTACGCTCTGGTACTGTGACGGCGGCAGTATCCAGAAACTTGTTATTGCATCCACGGAGGTCCAGTAAATGTCAGGTAATAACAACACCATCACTGCGGCGGATGCCATTATCACGCTGACAGTGAATAACCTGTATCCCTCCGGCGTACAACTTCAGGGATTTGCAGCAGATAACGTTTATGGCACCGATCCGCTGGTACTGGCGGAAACCGTCCGCGGTATTGACGGTAAACTGTCTGCGGGATTTGTGTACAGCAACATTATCCAGACGTTTCACATCATGCCGGACTCACCCAGCCGGGATATTTTTGATACCTGGTCAACCACATCCCGGACCAGCCGGGCTGTATTCCGTTGTAATGCTGTCGTGCTGCTTCCGGCGATAGGCCGTAAATATACCTGCGTAAATGGCGTACTCAAACAATGGAAAGCGCTGCCTGACGCGGCGCGTACATTGCAGCCAGGACAGGCGGTTATCGAGTGGGAAACTATCACTCCGGAGGTTTTTAACTGATGGCCCGTAAAGAGAAATTTATCACTATTGATGGTCAGGGGCGGGATAACGGCAAGGTATTTCACCTTACCGAAATGTCTGCCTCGCAGGCGGAATGGTGGGCGATGCGCGCCATTATGGCGATGGGGCGTGGCGGCGTGGAGTTACCGGATGATGTTCGCAGTATGGGGATGGCTGCGCTGGCGCTGGAAGGGCTGAAAGCGTTGTCAAAAATCCCGCCGGAAGAAGCCCGTCCACTGCTGGATGAAATGATGGAATGTATACAGTTTGTTCCCGATCCGAAAAATCGTGGTATACGGCGACCTCTTATTGAAGACGATATAGAGGAAATCACCACCAGGCTTAATTTACGTGCGGAGGTATTCAGACTGCATGTGGATTTTTTCAGTCCCGCCGCCAGCTAGATATTCCCCCGCGTTATCTCGGCCCCGACAGACCGTTCGGGGTGGTGGATTACGTTAACGTTCCCCGCACCATTGCGACCGTTATCTCCTCCGGTAAGGCTTCAAAAGTCGAACTGGATTCCGTACTTGGTGTGCAGGACTTATGGGATCTGCTTGAGATTATTCAGGTGGACGCCCATAACGAACGTGTGATGCAGGAGACACAGAATGGCAGCGGTACTTGATGAGCTGGTTCTGGCACTGGATATAGAAAGTAAGGACTTTACCGCCGGGGAACAGGCTGCGCACGCTGCACTGGACCGACTGACCGCCGCAATGGAGCGGGTGGCGGATGTTTTCGAACTGGGGCAAAAACAGGCCAGTAATGCCCTGGCGAAAACAGGCAGTGATGCGGATAAAGCTGCACGTGAGACGGAAGCCGCCGGTGAGCGCACGGGTAAGGCCCTGAAGAAAACAGGCTCTGACGCTGATAAAACTGCCGCGAGTATGGAACAGGCGGGGAAGCGAACCGGTGATGCCATCGCGAATACCGGCAAAAAGGCCGAAAAAACCGCTAAGAGGATGGAGGCAGCAGGCAAACGGGCATCAACGTTTTTTTCCGGCATACGTACTCAGATACTGGCGCTGGCAGGCGTCACCCTGACACTGGGGGGAATTAAAAGCCTGGTCACGGGGTTTGCCGGTGATCTTAACCGGCTGTCAATTTCCTCCGATGCCTTTGGCATGAAAGCGAAACATCTGGACGGCTGGATACGCGCAGGGCAGGCGAATGGTGCTGACGCTGGCGAGATCACCGGGGCGTTTTCCCGGATTACGGATGCAAAAGCCGCATTCAAAGCCGGAAAGTCCTTTGATCCTGTGTTGCAGGATTTGTTTCAGGTTGCAGCCCGTGCGGGTGTCAGTGTTGATTTAAATACCGACAGTACCGAAGTCATCATGCGCAAGCTGGCGTCTGCCTTTCCGCGACTGACAAAGTCAGAACAGACAGCCTACGGTAATGCGCTGGGGTTCAGTTATGCCGGGCAGCAGTTTCTTGGCTCAGGCCATGCTCTTCAGGATGTGGATGACTTTACATCCCGTTCGCAGGTCTCCGACGATAAAATCCGGAAAGCCCGCAAATTGCGGGAAGCCCTTGCAGAACTGGACCAGGTATGGACAACAATTGGTCTGACTATAGGTACGGCACTGATGCCGTATGCCACGGAATTCAGCAAATGGCTGGAGAAACTCGGTGACTGGATGCAGCAACATCCGGAGGAAGTGAACAAGTTTATCACCACATTTCTGAATAAAGTTGAGTCAGTGGCCTCCTGGGTGAATAAGGCTGCCGGAGAAATGGGGGGCTGGCAGAATGTCATTATTACGCTGATCGGGCTGAAAGTGGCGTCATGGGTACTGGGGCTGACTAAGGCCCTCAACGGTCCCGGCGGCCTTCTTTTTGCGATAACGGCGCTTTACCCGGTTGTTGACGGGTTAATGACATCCATCGTTGGCAGGAAGAATAAGGACTGGCTGGATTCGCATGGTTTTTTCTGGGCTTCAGACGGGACTTTCTTTTTCAATAAGAAAGAGATGGAGGAATACCAGGCAAAACTGGATGCCGGAGAAAAGCCTGGCAACATCACCCATGCACAATCACCTACAGTATGGCAGCAGGGAATGCTGGATACTCAGGCTTCTCTGGCAACCGGGAGGGGAGCAGCCTCCGGGGCATCCTGGCTACAGGGTATGCGTGCGACGCAGGAAAAACTCGGTAATGCCATGCAAAACCGCCCGCGTCCGACGAAGGCCGGGGAGGCTCTGTTAGGCTGGCTGCAACCGAAACTGTCCCAACTGGAGGCAAAATATAACCTGCCGACCGGACTGCTGCGTAGTGTTGCGATCACTGAATCCGGTGGTAATCAGTTTGCCGTCTCACGCGCTGGCGCGATGGGACTGTTTCAGTTCATGCCGCAGACGGCTAAGGAATTTGGTCTGAGGGGAAACGATGCCTTTGATCCTGCAAAATCCGCTGATGCCGCCGCGAGAAAACTTGGTGGCCTGCTGCGGTTTTTTCATGGCGATCTGGCTAAGGCTCTGGCGGCATACAACTGGGGTGAGGGAAATGTTCAGCGTAAGGGGCTGGCTGCTGCTCCGGAGGAGACACGTAACTATATTCCCCGCGTTCTGGCGAATCTGCCCCATCCGGGGGCGGCAATGGCCGTACAGTCGCGTCATCCGGCGCCTGTATCTCAGTCCACCGTAACGGAAACCACGCATATCGGGACGCTGAATGTCACTACAACCTCGGACAATGTGAAGGGCATTACCGATGATGCGCGTAGGCGTATCAGGAATTCGGCGCTTGTTTCAGTTTATTCCAGCGGGGTAACAGGATGAGTTTCTCTTTCGATAATCTTTCCCTGAATAACTTTTCGCTCAATGAAAGTAACGTACTGAGTGCCGTTCGTGGCGGCGGTGTCCTGGGACTCATTAACAGTGTACTGGCACCGTCATTCGGTATTTATTACGCATGGAATGATCCGGCTGGTGTTCACCTGAAGGGCGGGAGGCCTTTCTCCCCGGATTCTTTTGTTATCGTTGAGGTGGGAGCGGAGGCTTCTGTTTCCACCGCCCCCGTCGAACAGGGAGCCTATACCACCTTTAATAAAATCCAGCGACCGCCGGAACTGCATGTGACTTTCACTGTAGAGGGGTGGACGGCGTTTTCCGGGGCCGTCCCGAACCTGACAAATTTTTCCACCACCTCGCGATCGAATGTGCTGGAAACGCTTGAAATGATGCGTACCACGGCAGGACTTTACGATATTGAGACGCCGGACAAGACATGGACATCCTACGACCTGGTGAAATACGACTACCGAACGCGAAGTAATAATGGACCGACATTACTGACGGTCAGCGCAGTATTCCAGGCGGTAATGAATACAGGAGAGGTGTCAGTGGGAAGTACGGATAACCAGTCTCCCACGGACAACGATAAAGCAAAAGGGGCAGCGTCGGTTAAAACTCAGCCAGTTACGGCGTCGGTGACACAACCGTCAGACGCTGACAGACGGAGCGTCACGAACAGGGGGATCACCTGATGCTGGAAATTGTTTTATCTCCCGTCAAAGCCCAGCAGTTTACGGTGACACTGGGTGCTCAGGTCTGCACCATTCGCCTGAATCAGCGTACTACGGGGATGTATATCGATATTACTGTTAACGGTGAACCGTGCCTGTATGGCGTGTTGTGCCTGAACAATAACCGGATTGTCCGGTACGGATACCTGCCGTTTCAGGGCGATCTGTTTTTTTCCGACACGGAGGGGAACCACGATCCCGACTGGCGGGGGCTTGGTTCACGGTACCGGCTCTACTGGCTGTCGCCTGAGGAGCTGACATGAGCTATGTCCAGCGTGACATTACCGTGGAGTTCACCCTGTCAGACGGGCGGACGTTCGACAATGGTAAGGGCAATATTCTGACTGTTTCAGGAGCTAAATGTTTTGCCACTGTCACGGTTTATGGCGGAACTGCCGGAACGCAGATAACCCTGTATATCTGGGGGCTGTCTCCGGCGCATATGGCCGACCTGAGTTATCGGGGCGTGTGGCGACCCGCTCAAAGTACGGCCAATGAAATGCGGGTACGGGCTGGTGGTCGGCTTATTTTCGAGGGAGATATTACCGATGCGTATGCGGACTACAACCAGGCGCCGGATATACCCCTTATTCTGACCGGGCAGGTTAGTTTCAACCTGCGTAATCAGACAGCGGCCGATTTCAGTGCGAAAGGTGATGTGCCTGTTGCAGATATCATCCGTGCTCTGGCGTCATCTGCCGGGCTGAAATTTGAAAATCAGGGCGTCAGTCGCAGCCTGTCGAATCCACACTTTTCCGGAAACCTTGTACAACAAATGCTGGATGCCGCTTCAGCCGCCGATATTAACATCGATCTGGGGGACGCGGAGAAAGTCACCATCTGGCCGAAGGACAAAGCCCTGGATATTCCGGCTGTGCATATTTCGCCGGACCACGGGCTTATTGGATATCCGGTCTATACCATGACCGGCCTCAGCGCCACCACGACATTCTGCCCTGATCTTTTCATTGGTCGGCGGGTCCATCTGGAATCGTCACTACCTAACGTGACAGGCGATTACCAGTTAACCGGAGTGATACACACCATTACCTCGCGAACCGTGGGCGGTCCGTGGAGCTCCAACTGTACCATGACAAGGCTTAACGATAATGGCACAACCACTCAGTAATCCGACGGACGTAAACAGCGAAATCAATGCGCAGGACTTTATGCTGCGGCAGTTTCTCGGGAAACACGTATTTATCACTCTGGGGCAGGTAGTGGCGGTGGAGGGGGAGTTTATTGATGTCCGACCGATGGTAATGGGCGTTGCAGCAGACGGTTCCCCGGTTGAGCATGAGGTGATTTATAACCTTCCCGTATGGCGGCTACAGGGGGGCAGCAATGCGGTGATTATGCCGCCACATGTGGGCGATATTGGTTTCCTCGGCATCTGCGACCGGGATATCAGTGCGGTAAAAGCCACGCGTCAGGCCGCGATGCCGGGATCAAAACGCACTCATAACTACGCCGATGCCATCTGGCTTGGTGGTGTGCTTAACGGTGCGCCCGTACAGTTCGTGGAATTTGCTGACAACCAGATACGGGTTATTTCCCCCTGGAAAGTGGAGATTTCTGCGCCGGAAGGCATCGTGAACGCCTCGAAAAGTTTCACTGTTAACTCTCCAAAAATCGCGCTTAACGGGGATGCTGCCGTCAGCCAGGGGCTTAATGTTACCGGACAGTCTGAACTTTCCGGTGGCGCGCAGATTGGCGGTATTGATTTTGGATACCATGTTCACAGTGGTGTTAAGTCCGGCGGTTCGACCACGCAGGGACCGCAGTAAACAGGAGAAAATATGCAGTCACGATCGCTTCTTCTCGACACCGGAACATGGGACATCCTGCTGGATGATACCGGTAATCTTGCCATTACTGATAATCCCCATGCGGTAGCCCAGGATGTGGCGTGTGCGTGCAGTACCTTTCTGGGGGAGTGCTGGTACGACTCAACGTCCGGCATACCTTACTGGTCACGCATCCTCGGACACTGGCCCGGCACGCAACTGGTGAATGCCACCCTGCAACAGGAAGCACTTAAACTGCCGACCGTGAGCGCCGCAATTTGCCAGGTCATTGTTGATAAAGCCCGGACAGTAACGGGAGTGCTGAGTATTACAGATACCAATAACGACATTTTTACGGTACTGCTATGAGTGAAAATAAATCTTTTTCTACCGCAGTACCCGCTGTACGTATTACGGACAGCGGGCTGAACGTGCCGGATGAAGCGGATATTCTGAGCGGCAGGCTCAACGATTTTTCTGGTGCGCTGGGCGGCGCAATGAGTACCAGTCTGAGCAGTCCGCAGGGGCAGCTTGCATCAAGCGAAAGTGCCATTATCGCGGATAAAAACGATCAGTTGCTGTATATCGTTAACCAGGTAAACCCTGACTTCTCCAGTGGACGCTTTCAGGATGCAATAGGAAAGATTTATTTCCTGGAGCGACGCGGGGCTACAGGTACGACAGTAACGGCAACCTGTACCGGGCTGGTTGGTACGCTGATTCCGGCGGGCAGTATGGCGCAGGATGAGGCCGGCTATAAGTACGTCAGTCTGTCAGACGCCACAATCGGCGCATCAGGGCAGGTTGATGTGGTATTCCTGAATTTGTCCACCGGGCCTGTCGGCTGTCCGGCGGGAACTCTGAATAAAATTTATAAGGCAATACCCGGCTGGTCAGGTGTCACTAACGCCAGTGCAGGTGTACCGGGCAGCGACGAGGAAACCCGCGCGGACTTTGAAAATCGTCGGCGTAATTCAGTTGCCCGTAATGCCCGTAATATTCTGGAAGCCATCCGGGGTGAAATACTCTCTACGGTAGAAAACGTGGTGGATGTTTACGTCACCCATAATCCGAAAAAAACGGAACAAAAAGCCGGGGTCAGTCAGTATCCGTTAACACCCGGTTCGTTTTATGTTGGCGTGTACGGCGGCAGTCCGGCAGATATCGCGGCGGCCATCTGGCGTAAGGCTCCGCCGGGTATTGATATGAACGGCGACACAACGTTCACCGTTGCGGATAAGGAGTACGATCCGCCGTATCCTGAATACGTGATCACCTGGCAGACACTCAAACCTGTCAGTCTGCATGTCAGTGTGACGCTGAAAAAAAGTGACTATCTGCCCTCAGATATTACCCAACAGGTACAGCAATCTGTGTTGTCCGCGTTTAACGGTACAGATGGTGGTCTGCGGGCAAGGGTAGCCTCTGTTGTCTCCGCAGGGCGCTACTATGCAGGCGTTTACAAAACTGATCCGGAAAATATCGATATTCTGGGCCTTACTGTGAGTCGTGACGGCTCGTCATGGACAACTGCTGTCACTTTCGGGATAGATGAGATTCCGGTTCTGGATGTGTCGAATATCGGTGTGAAACTACAGGAGGCGTAACGTGCAGAATGTGGCTGCAACCGTGCTTGCACAGTATGCCGCCAGCCCCCGACTCAATGCCCTCATTAACAGCTTTAACGCAGCGCTTTCCCCCGACAGTTTTATCAATGATTTTTATGACCTTATCTGGAACATCGATACTGCAGAAAAGTACGGTCTTGATGTCTGGGGAAAGATTGTGGGCGTCAGTCGCCGGCTGACGGTAAAGGACGATTTTAATTACCTGGGTTTCAGCGAGGCCCGGATGGACAACCCGGTAATGGATGACCCGCGTCCGTTTAATCAGGCACCGTTTTACAGCGGAAAAGCGGTTACCCGGACCGTTGACCTGTCTGATGAGATATACCGGCGGCTGATACTGATGAAAGCCATGTCGAATATTACTGACTGCTCTGTGCCGGATATTAACCGGATGCTGCGGTTTATGTTCGGAAAAAACCGCCGGGCTTATGTTCTGAATAATGGTGGACTGAGGATGAGTTACATCTTTGAGTTTGCTCTCTCGTCGGCAGAACTGGCGATTATCCAGTCGTCGGGAGCACTGCCGTCCCCGCCGGGTGTTTATGTCTCAGTGGTTTTAAAGGAGACCAGTAATGAAGCTTAACGATAAACCCCGTCAACTGGCAGTACCCTTTGCGAGTACCGGGGATAAAAATAATATCCCGGACAAGGCGACGCAGCAGACCAAAGAGAGCGGTAACGCGGCGTATGATTCGGGTTTTCCTCCGGTGACCATGACCCCGATTTCAGCGGGCGGTATACCGCCACACGGCAAGGATTTTAACGGTCTGATGCACGATATTACCGCAGCAATACGGTACGTACAGGCTGGTGGTTTGTACACGTATAATGCCGATTTCGCCGGGGCCATTGGTGGATATGCAAAAGATGCCATTCTCGCCGGAGTCTCAACAACAGCGGTCTGGCTGAATACCATTGACGATAACCTGACCGATCCGGAAGGTGCCGACAGCGCAGGCTGGGTAAACCTGCTGGCAGATCCCCTGAAGCTGTTTCTGTGGCAGAAAAACAATCTGTCAGACCTTCAGAATAAAGGAACGGCACGGGATAATCTTCAGGTCTACAGCCAGGAGCAGACGGATCTTAAATACCTCGCCAAAGACCAGAACGGTAGCGATATTCCGGAAAAGCCGCTGTTTGTACAAAATATCGGAGCGCTCCCTGCATCAGGTACGGCTGTTGCAGCGAAAAGACTGGCATCACGCGGCGCGCTTCCGGCACTGACTGGTACGACAAGAGGCAGCGATAGTGGCCTGATAATGGGCGAGGTTTACAACAATGGCTATCCAACGCAATACGGGAATATTTTGCGTCTGACCGGAACCGGTGATGGAGAGATATTAATCGGATGGAGTGGGGTTAATGGTGCTCCTGCGCCCGCATATATTCGCAGCCATCGAGATACCGCCGACGCTGAGTGGTCAGAATGGGCGATGTTCTACACCTCACTAAATCCGCCACCGGATTCGTATCCAGTAGGGGCGGCGATTGCATGGCCGTCTGATGTGCTCCCGGATGGTGGTTATGCTTTTATGTATGGGCAGTCCTTCGATAAATCTGCTTACCCGTTACTGGCTATAGCGTATCCGTCCGGCGTTATCCCTGACATGAGAGGCTGGACAATAAAGGGTAAGCCCATCAGTGGACGTGCCGTATTGTCGCAAGAAATGGACGGCAATAAATCGCACTCGCACACCGCGCGGGCGCAGGATACTGACTTAGGGACAAAATCTACCTCATCCTTTGATTACGGCACGAAATCGACCAATACCACGGGCAATCATACTCACCAGTTCGGCGGTTATATCAATTCATACTGGGGAGATTCCAATCACACCTCATTTCAGCCTGGAGGTGGTGCATGGACACAGGCCGCTGGCGACCATGCACATACAGTTTATATCGGAGGACATGAGCACACCATGTATATCGGTCCACACGGACACGTCGTTATTGTGGACGCAGACGGTAATGCGGAAACCACGGTTAAAAATATTGCATTTAACTACATAGTGAGGCTGGCATAATGACTTTTAAAATGAGCGAACAGGCGCAGACAATTAAAATTTTTAATCTTCGTTCAGATACAAACGAATTTATTGGCGCAGGTGACGCATATATCCCGCCGCACACTGGAGTACCGGCAAACTGTACTGATATCGCCCCTCCTGATATTCCCTCCAGTCATATTGCTGTATTTGACGCTGAAACCCAAACATGGAGTCTGCAGGAGGATCACCGCGGCGAGACGGTTTACGACACAACAACCGGCAATCAGGTTTATATCTCCGAACTCGGCCCGTTGCCCGAAAACGTCACATCAGTTTCACCAGACGGTGAATACCAGAAATGGGATGGTAAGGCGTGGGTGAAGGATGAAGCGGCTGAAAAAACAGCGCAGCTTCGTCAGGCGGAAGAAACCAAAAGCAGGCTCCTGCAAAGGGCATCTGAAAAAATCGCGCCGTTACAGGATGCTGTTGATCTTGATATCGCAACAGATGATGAGAAAGCGCAGCTCGACGAATGGAAAAAATACAGAGTGTTGGTAAACCGGGTGGACACCACAAGTCCTGACTGGCCTGATGTGCCTGTAAGCCAGTAAAGTAATGTTGATAAAATGTGGAGTTATTATCACTTATCAGTGGCTGTCTGTTTGTGTTTCCAGCACGAATAATTTCCAGAACCTGCATTTCTCCGGGCGCAATACGAACGGTGTGCTGGTTATTCGCCAGGATATACTGCATTCCGTCACCGTTCTGTTTAATTCCAATATCGTTATCACAGCATTAAATATTAATATTTTATGCTGTGATTATTCATTGTGAATGTAAATGATTTTAAAACAACATGAATAAAATTTTATAGTTAATGGTATTTGCTCTATTTTTATATCATAAATTATGTAATTGTTCAGTCAATAAATAAAATTTACATGCTAAGAGTTTACATCTCTAATGGCAAATTTTTAGAGAGTTTAAATGGCAGATGGTTTGTGTAAGTCAAGTCCGCATAAAATAAGTTGATTTATAATGTTGATTTAGGCTCGCTTTGTGTTGTTTTTGTTTTTATCACTTGTTTCGGTTGTGTTAATAGACATACTGAAATGAAAGAAACACAATGTAAATGAACAGGCAATAAACTAACTCTTTCAGGCAGATTTTTCTGACCAACAGAAGATTTATGTTTCTGCGTTGGACAGATGCTACTGGTGTTCATGAACACCATAATTAACAAGAGTAATCTTAAGGAGTGGTTATGAAAAAAGAAGCATTAGTACTTATCTTATCTGCAGGTATTTTTGCCATAAATACTGCACAGGCAGATACCAACTCACTTACTGCTGGGTACTCACAAGGTAAAATGAACGCTGGTGGGAATATCCGTGGAGTGAATGTTAAGTATCATTATCAGGGGGATTTTCCTGTAGGGGTTATAACCTCTTTAACTTACATGTATGACAATGGCAGGTCTTCTGGAACTGATGAGGATACCGGAGAAATCTACCATGATAAGTCGAATGTAAAATATGGCTCGTTAATGGTTGGCCCGACTTATCAAGTGACTGATTCTTTTTCTTTATATGCACTGGTAGGGGCTGCAATGCTTAAAGCAAGAGATAAGGAAAACGGTACTTGGGAGGATGGTAGTCCATACACGGTCTCAACGTCAGCCAATGAAAAAGCGCTGGCATGGGGAGCAGGTGTACAAATGAATCCCACAAAGAATTTTGTTATTGATGTGGGATATGAGGGAAGCCGTGAGCTCTTGACACAAATTAATGGATTTAATATCGGTGTTGGATATCGTTTCTGAACCTCATAACTTATGCGGAAGATGTACCTTCCGCATAGATTCATTATAGGGTAACTTTTTTCAGGACATAATAAGCGGAGCTGATGATGAGAAAGCGCAGCTTGATGAGTGGAAAAAGTATTGTGCTTGAGTAAATTGTGTGAAGCCATCTAACTAAACCTGACTGACCGGAACAGCCAGGATTTTATCATTTATCAAGAAAAACTAGGCCTTATTTATAGCAAATATGATGAAGACCTATTTATCAGAGCTGACTATGTTTATCGATTAGTCTATTAAACTTGGAGTCAATAACCTCTGCAAATTTTAAACCAGTCTGAAGGCATGGGTACTCCGCCAGGCCAAATATCACACCACTTAGGTGGCGCTGGTTTAATTGTTTGTGCTTTTTCCACCTCTTGAGATTCTGTCGCTATTGCAAGAGCAGAATATAGTGAAACTGATAATGCCAAAATCAGTACTAAAAATATGCTCTTAACGTATCTCATAATATCACCTGTTAGGTAGTGACACATCGTCCTTACCGTTATAGCATCCTTTATTACAGATAATAGACCTTATTCATTACCTCATGGGAAGTAAATGAAAACTATTTAGAAAGTATTTACTTTAAATAAAAATGATAATTGGTATTATATTTTCTATTGAGAATAACTCATATGAAAGTGAGTTTATGTACTCATAATAACATTATCAATGTAGGATTAACATTGAGCACAAATGTAGCCAGAACTTAACAATGTGAATTTCAAAATCGTTTTCTCTCTGTTTATCAACCGAAATTCGAGTTATAAAGAACATAGAACATTCTAAAAACAGGAGCGGCAGGATCTCAGTCCGGTATCCTATCTTTTTAAAAAACGGAATCATCTTCTACATCATCAGGTCTGTTGGTTATATCTTCACGCTTGAAGTGAACATGATCATGGCAGAAATGAGAAGGACTATGCGTACAACAGCGTTCATAAGGATATTTCTGACATTAACCGGGTGAAAAAGACGGGGCCGATTTCTGAGCCTCAATAGGGATTTGATATGCTAGACACTTTGAGGTGTTCTTTGTTCGTATCTATTGCGTATGCAGTGAATGTCAACAAAAAAGAGGGGGCCGTTCTCAAAGCCCCCAGCATAACGTTAGTCGTCTGAGTCATTGTTATATGGCAGCGAAATCTCGCCTTTAAATTAAAGCCGATTTTTATGTCACAAATAGTAGGGTTTTTGCGTTAACTCAGATCACAGATTAGCGCATTAACGAAAAACATGAAGAACAGTTGCGTGGTATCAAGTGAACCTACAGGAATCCCATAACTGATTAAAAACGGAAATCACCAGATGCTACGAAGATGTTATGGCGTATGTGGAAAGCGGTAGTCAACAGTAAGTGGAAAACTTGCCCGAAATCTGTCCGAATTAAAACGGAAAAAGTGATAACTTATTGAATAAATTAGAACGTAACATAACGTATTTCAGGTGCTAAAAGAATGGCATTTTGGTCTAACTTTATGAATTTAAAATGGAATTTTTATTTTTGGCGAGAACAGGAATCGTATTCGGTCTCTTTTTATTTAGATTAAAAATCAATGGGTTATGTGTTTCCCCTCGAAATTCCTCGAAATTTCCTCGAATTTCTGTATTCCGGTCTTTTTGGTTATATCACATCCAAATCCAGTTTAACATTTCTTTTACAGCAAAATCAGAGCATCACGTAAGCTTTATTATCGCGTTCATCGAGATAGAGTTTCGTGGTGTTCTCTGAGGTGTGGCCCAGTAGTTTTTGAGCGAATTCCTCGCCGAGTTCGTCTTTGTATAGCCGCCCGGGCAGGCTACGGATCTCGTGAAATGTCGGTGGGTTATCACTAAATTTAGCGCCTGAAATTTTTCTGGCTTTTACAAATTTCTTTGTCAGCCCATCCGAGTGAATATTCCCGGTCGGGCTATTTTTCCTGATTCCTGCACTGATCATGAAATCGGTTTTGCTTACCAGCCGGCAGCGATCGATAACCGTTCCCGGACGTAACCCTGGCGCCTGAAGTGTCAGGGAGAGGGGAATGGCTATTTTCATTCCGGTTTTAATCTGAGTTACGTATAAGCGGTTGTCAAAAACATCACTAAATTTCATATTTACGATATCCTCCCTACGTTGACCAGTAACCAGCGCGAGATCCATCGCAAGAGGAAACCACACAGGCAGATGTTCTGCCGCCGTCCTCGTGGCGTTATATGTTTCCAGTTGCAGGCGTTCCCTGGCAACCTTAATTTCAGGTGCTCGGGTTGGCTCAACCGGATTCGTTGTTATTCTTCCTTCCACAATTGCCTCACGAAAATCATTCATCGGTAACCGTAAACCGGATGAGTTGCTAAATGCTGTGGAGCGGTATTTCAGGGAGAAGGCCATCACAGCCAGTGTTAACGACCAGACCACAGGGATTATCACCGGTACCGGGGATGATCCGGAACTGAGTTCGTTGTATCTGGACTGTTCACTGTTACCGCAGACACAAAATATCCAGGAGCATTACCGTATCGTCGCGCAGGTCTGGAGTGCCGGTGAAGGCAGTAATGTTTCAGTAATGGTGACAGGCACTGCCGGACTGGATATTGCCGACGGTAGCGCCACATACCGGATTACCGTCAAACTGTACCGATATTGCCCCTCCTGATATTCCGGCCAGTCATATTGCTGTATTTGACCCTGAAACCGAAACGTGGAGTCTGAACGAAGACCATCACGGCGAAACAGTGTACGACACGCAAACCAGCAACCCGATTTATATTTCAAAACCCGGCCCGTTACCGGAGAACACCACCACACAGGCCCCCACATCACCAATAGATAAATTTGAAAACGGTCAGTGGGTGGCTGACCTTGCGACCGCACTCGGTCAGAAATACGCTGAGATTAATGCGTGGCGTAATGCGCAGGAAAACGGTAACTATCCGTTCACACTGAATGATCACCACTGGGACTGCGGTAAAGCGTCGCAGGACCGACTGTCGCCAGTAACGGCGGTGGCAAACAGGGAACGCTACCACCAGGATTCTTCTGGACGGATGCAGATAACATCGATGTGCCAATGAGCGCAGACGAACTGATTAAACTCGAAGCCGCTATGCAACAAAACATGGTACTGGTGGGTTTTAAAATCCACGAACGCCAGCGGCAGATGAAGGACGAAGTGAACAGTCTCACCAACGCACAGGCTGTACTGGGTTACGTGTTGGCTGGCCGGAAAACCGTTAAGGAATGTATTATGAGCTGCTTCACAACCCCGGCCATTCTTGAAATGCCTGGCCACTACCTTTGGCGTGTACATGAATCTTTTGAATTTTACCTCAGCGACGACAACAGCGACGTAATCAGCGTACCAGCCGGATTTGTAACTGATCTCGCCACCGTGCCATGCATCTTCTGGTCAGTCATGCCGCCAGACGGCAAATACGCTAAAGCGGCAATAATCCACGACTACCTTTACGACAATGCGCTGCGCACGAAAAAAGAAGCCAATTTGATATTCCTGGACGGAATGACCGTGCCTTGGCGCGCCGAAGTGGAAACGGATTGAGATGTATCTGGCGGTCAGGTGATTTGGCAGGGGAATGTATGGGAAAGAACGTAAATACTGTGAATGATTTGCCACAGATGACGAGATTAAACGGCTGGAAGCATGGGAACTCTACAGCGTAATGGTAAACAGGGTGGATACATCTGCCTCTCCTGGCCGGATAAACCAGCCAGTCTGTAGTCGTTACTGTGGTACTTTAATTATCCATGTATCACAAATTACTTGTTTACACGGTAATTAATCACCCAGGTTAATAAAAGGTTGTTTCGTTTACCAGCATATTTTACCCACTGGTAGTTCTGGGATTGATATACCTGCCGGCCAGATTTTACACCACGGAAAGGAAATGCCCGGGAATCCTTTATTACCGCTTTCAGTGGCCATTGCAGATGAAGAAAATGTTATGGCTGATATAGCAAAAACCAGCGCTAACAATACACTGTTAAATTTATTCATAATATTATCCACATAGTTGAGAGTTATGCTGCCTTCTTAACTTTTACCGCAATCCTTTTACCAGGATAAAGCAGAGGCGAAAATTTTTCTTGTCTGTCTACTGATTGTTAAGCAAGTATTTACTTTGAAATGGAATAATAAGTGTAGTAATTTCATTCTCTACAGAAAATTTACTTGTATCTGAATGAACTCGTGTAGATACCAGAACCAAATTAACGCCTAAAAAACTGCAAGTTAGTAGTATTACTGTGGTAATGCAGACCATCTGATTACTGTGAAGGTGGCCTCATCTGAAACGCCTGTTAAATCCAGCGTTTTAAGCTTCCTGATATAAGCCATCCATTTAGCCTGGCTGGCTTTATCGTCGTCACATCTTTCACCCCGCGCCAGTTCTGTTCGTCAGTCGGCAATGGTGCTTGTCAAAACTTTGTGGCGGCTACTCTGGATTTATCTGCCACTTTCTGGCAAGTATGATTCTGTTTTCATCAGATAACCAGCTATTTACAGCATCAAGAAGATACTGATTATCCTTCGCCATCATATAGACTTTATTACCGGCAGTGTCGGGGAGGATACTCCTGGTTGATACGCAGAAGACGCCTGGCTCTTTGTTCTGGTAATAAGTACCTTCGAGCAAGTCGGTAAACATGACATCAGCGCTGCGTTCACGAATCCTCTGCAGAGTGGCATCATTATCTTTTTCGCGAATAACATCTGCATACCTGATATGCTTGTCAACATAGTCCAGATTTGTACCACCTGGATTAACAACAATCCGCACGCCCTTACGGTCAATATCTTCAAGAGATTTGAAGTCATTAATCCTGTTACATTGCGTCAGCGCTATTTTCCCATTTTTAAGTACCGGAGAAGAAAGTGCGAACTGTTTTCTTCTGCCGGGAGTTTCTGTAATCCCTCCCATTGCAATATCAAATTTGTCTGCTGCCAGGTCAGTTGACAGTGTAGGCCAACTGCCAGGTACAAACAGGATATTCAGGTGCAGAGCTTTGCCCAGTGAATATGCCATATCAATATCAAAACCGATTAATTTATTTTGTTTGTTGTGAAATGCGAGGGGAGCATAGTCACCGGGCACCCCCACACGTAACTCTTTGCTTTCTTTAATCTCCTGCCAGGGTTTTGCCATCGCGGAATGAATACCTGAAAGTGACAACAAGATAACAAACATAAAATATACTTTTTTCATTACTCTTACCCTAATGTTTGATCAGTAGACTACAGATGAGATTGTCTTCTCTCCATTGCACCGGCAACCTTTACTGGGCAGGGAATCCAATAATAGTGGTATATTAAACGGGAGATCCTCTCGCCACGATATACTATCCGCTATGAAGACCTGCTTCGGGTTAAGTGACAGCTTCAATTAAATTTTCACCCTGATTTTTCACATTTCTGATGTGATGGATTACCGCAGTCACGTTGTTTGCAAGAGCGTGCCTTGGTAGGCTGCCTGCTGTTTAGTCAGAACTGACTGTAATCGTGTTTATAGGTCGTACAGTTCACTATTGTGATGTAACGTCGTATGTTGATCAGCAGATCGTATGCTGACGATTTCAAAAGTACATAATTAAGTACATTTTTATATGTCACTTTTGTTTAATTCTATTTAATTCAGTTGGTTGAGTTTTTGTTTTCGTAATCGTTATTAAATAATAATCACAGGAACAATGGGCGCAGCCGGGCGCCTCATTAGGGCCGGAGTACCGTGACAGCAGGTAGCGATTATTTATGATGTTGGCGTTTCGACGTTGTACAGAAAATTTCCGGCGAGTAACATGCCTTTGATGCCATTCATGGGAAAATAACACTCCTTTAATCAGCCATAAGAGTTAATTATATAAACTTAAATGGATTGGTTAGTTGAATTTCATCAAGATTAACTCTATATAAAATATTTATTGTCTTTGTTATGGCGTCTATATATTCAGCGCTATTCATTATAGCAGTGTATTTATCGTATGCTTCGAAGCAATGATTTTCATTAATATATTTACTGCTATTGTTTTTATAAATTTCATATGACTCTTCCTTTTTGAAAATGCGCGCATCCAGCCAAGGGTCAAGTATATATTCCGATATTCCTTTTGAATCAGTAAAAGTCAAAAAAACGACCACATGATTCCCTCCTGACGCGCTATTATACATAAGTGATGTGCTTATTCTGGCATCAAATACATTATTTTTCGAAAATCCTATTCCGGTTAGTCTTTGTGGTATATATTTTGCAATAATCGCACCTAAAATTAGCGACATATCAGCACAGTTCCCTGTGTTATATTTTATTGAATCAATGGAAGAATATATTAGACTCAGAGATATTGGGTTTTCTGGTCTTTCAGCCATAGCTCTGTCAAAAGAGTTTGCTTTTATAGTTTGCAGAAATTTCTTGTGATGTTCTCTTTGTAAATTAAGAGCGTCGTATTTTTCCTGCGTATCAATTTTAAGCCTGTCAATTTGCATAGCATCATAACTGTCCGATTTCTTTATTATTGTTCTGACAAAAACGGTACATTCTGAAGCCGCATTAATAATACAGGAGGATAAATCAACTGAAGTACTCTGTTGGTTGTTACAGGCGCTCACTCCAGTTGTGTCGAATTTTTCTGTAGCTACATGTCCAACATTTATAATCAATTACATTTCCCTGTATTCAAAATTAAGCGATATTCTTATGTCACGACAACCTAACAGGGACTGACTACAAAGATCTTTAAAGAAACGTTCATTATTGTATCTATTGATGAACTCCCTTCAGATTTAGAGGTTGTGCCCATGGTCGAAAAGCTCCTCTATGCTCATATACTTAACTTATCGGGGACATGGTAGGTTAGGATGTGAAAACACAGGGACAGTTACTGTCACTGCGAAGGCAGCAATAAGGAGGCCTATCCTGTACGAACTGTGGAAAACTATATCTTGTTCACGATCACCTGCATCGTTGACGATGCGCGATCCTGGAGGTTTGACGACTGCCCGGTATGATAGGCATGACCGAGCGCGCCGCCGGGTTCCAGCCCAAGCTGGGAACACTGAACGATGGCGCTGACAAAACTCATGGTGTCACAGTCACCCAGCGCCGGAACTTTTCGGATTTCCGTTGTGGCTACCGCCGGTACGCCGTCAACTTGCAGCGCCGCGCCATCCGGCAGGGCCAACTCCGGCACAACTGATAATGGAAGAATTCAGACGGCGTAAGGCGGCGGGAAGGCTTTAACAGGGGGGGGACTTATGAGCAGAAATTACACACCGGCGCAGAAAGCTGAAATACAGAAGCGCCTGACGGAACTGATACGAACACACGGTCGGATGACGTTTGGAGAGCTGCGGAAGATAACAGGGTTAACCATTTTTACAGCCCGCCACTACCTGGAAAAGGCGGAAAGTTGTGGGGATCTGTATCAGGCCGGGAGAAGCGGTATTTTTCCTTCGGAACAGGCTTTCCTGCTTTGGAAGCAGAAACGTGAAGATGCCAAGGATTACCCGCTTTCTGAAAACGCCGGAAGGTGTCGTGAGTTCCTACGACCGGACCAGAAACGTTATCTGTACGGAGTGCCGGAACAGCGTGACGATGCAAAGGGTACTGGCATTTTATCCGGGATATTACCGGGAGGCGAAATCTGCATGAAAATCGAATAA